GCGCATTGCCGGAAACCCATGCATCGCCGGAAACCCATGCATCGCCGTAAACCTGCGCATTGCCGGAAACCCATGCATCGCCGGAAACCCGCGCATCGCCGTTTTTTGTAGTTTCCGTATCTACCCATCCGCCTAAATCACCCTCTTTTACATACTTCGTTGTTTTAGTTGCCTTTATTCGGTATAGCCTTATACCAAATATGTTTACCATTGTTTCCTCTGTGAGGGCGAAGTTCTTTTCCATTTTTTCCTTTTCGCCATTGTTGGCGTGACAAATATAAAGAGAAAGGGATTGTATTTGCAAATAAAAATGAAAATAAATTTTAAAATAAATTTCGTAATGTAAAATATAGTTTGTTACTTAGCGGTATGAAAATATTAAATCTATACGCTGGATTAGGCGGAAACTCAAATTTATGGGATGATACAAAACACCAGATAGTTAATATTGAATTAGATGAAAGAATTGCTTCTGTTTTACAAGATCGAAAACCAAACCAGATTGTTTTAGTTAGGGATGCCCATCAATTTTTATTAGAGAACCATAATTTATTTGATATTATATGGAGTAGTCCGCCATGTCAATCTCATTCAAAAATGAATAAATTTACGCGGCATAACACCGTTAGATATGTAGACGGAAAGTTATTTGAAGAAATAATATTTCTTAAGCATTGGTTTAAAGGATCATTTGTTGTTGAAAACGTAACACCATACTATGAAGCACAATTTAATCCGCAAAAGATAGGGAGGCACCTATTTTGGAGTAATGTAAAGTTAACAAATATTGAAATTGAACAACCAAAAAACTTTATAAATCTTGCAACCGTAGAAAGCAAAAAAATAATGATGGATTGGTTAGGAATTCATTATGAAAAAAATATTTATTACGGGACAAATCACTGTCCTGTTCAAATACTCCGCAACTGTGTACATCCAAAAGTAGGGCTATCAATATTAAATGATATTTTAAATAATTAAACAAAAAATGATTAACGGAAACAAAAAGTATGACTTCACAGGGCTTGTAAAACCAGGCGATACCTACTCAACGAAACCTGCAAACATATACAGCTTAAAATCTGCTATGCGGCAATATTTCGGCGCTGGAATCAGCATAACCAAGTCATTCACATTTGAAGACGAAGGCAAAGGAAATGTGTTAATTACCAGACTTGAACTCATTAACACCCACCCCCTAAAACAAAAAATATGAAAAAGACAGCGGAGGAGATAGAGCAAGCGGCCCATGAATACGCGAAAGGCACTGAACATTATACACGATATGATGCAAGGCGGTTTGGATTCATAGCCGGAGTTAATTACGCTATGGATCAATTCAAAAACGAATGGGTGCCAGTTAATGAATTACAACCAATAATTATAGCGGATGATAGCATAACAATAGTTAAATTTGACACTGGCGAAATCAGAAGATATGACGAAGATTGGCCATTTGCTATAGTTGTTGCCTGCTTTGTTTTACCTCAACCCCCTACCCCATGTGGACAATAGTAACCCTTTTATTTATAGCCGATATTGCGGCTGTTTGGTTAAGTTATTTAATTGATAAGAAGATATGAAAGCATGTAAAGTTTGTAAAAATGTTTATAGGGGCCAATATTGCTCATTTTTTTGTAATAAACCAAAGCCATTTACCAATGAGGAATATTTAGACTTGCATGGTAGCAAAGAAAACGCTTACTTAAAAGCGAGAATATCAAGCCAAGAATATTTTCAATTGCCAAAAGAAAAAAGGCGTTTTTATATGCGTTTTTGCGGACATAATGAAGTTTATTACATTTTAAACCCTCTAATCAAGATTTAATTATGAAAGACATCCCCATATGGGTTGTAGATTGCGAACATATAGCGAGACCAAAAAATCCATTTAGTCCAACACAATCATTTACTATTGATAATGGCGATTGGGATCATGAAATAAATCCTTACTATACCATGTTTGAAACATTCGCCATCCAAAACACCATTCTCTGTTCTCCCACAATACCACCCGGGGAATATAAAAACGATGATGTTGAGGTTGTTTGGCAAATATGCATGTCCTATACCGAGGAAATGTTACCAAAGCCAGAAGCATGGGTAAATTGTGCATATGAAGATGCAATTTCAGATGAGCGCGCTGGATGGAATACCCGCCAATTTCTACAACTGAAACAAATGGCACATACAAATGTGCCTAATATATTGCATGACCAAGATCAAGAAGAGTATTACCAACTGTTAGGAAAGCGATTTGATGCGATTGAAAATATAGCCTCAGTTTGGGCAGATGTTGAAGAAATGATATTGACTTCTCAAATGTTAGGATTTTCACCAAAAACAAAGGACGAGTTGCTTACTGAACTTAATAACAACTATATAATTTCAAGAAGATGACACCTGAAGAAATAGCAGAAAAGTTTTGTAAGCCGGATTATATGTCTGCTGGCACATGGTTTAATTACAAATTGGGTGATGAGTATAAGCGAACACTTAAAGCAATAACCTACGCTTCCCAATTCAAACAACCTGCCAATAATGAGGCGGCTATTGAGGTGGTAAAGGGGAGGATTGCCGCGTTTACAGTTACATATGGAAGGCTTTCTGGTTGCGAAACAAAAAGTAAGATTAAATATGCAATGGATGAACTTAATCACATACTTAAACTTTTACAATTATGAAAAAGACTAAAGAGGAAATATTGGCTGATGAAATAATCAATAACCCTATTTGGGGCGAAGATAAAAAGCTATACATTCATTGTGATATAGTTCTAAATCTTATGCAAACCTTTGCCGACCAAGAAACATCAGAATTACATACCCGCGCTCAGATGATTGAGTTTGGTGAGAAAGTGAAAATGGAGTGTTTGAAAAAGGCTGATAATATAGAAATATTATGTGGAGATGCAATTAGGCGCAGATTAAAAGATAAAACAAGTTGCGGTAAAATGTGCGCGTGCTGCGACCAACAAATTATAGGCGACCACTGCATCCAAAGCATTAACATCGAATCGTTATTACAGAAGGAAAAGAAATGAAAGAGCAAACCGCAAGACAAAAGATTAGTAAATCACCATTATACGGCTACAGAAAGCCACAGAAACACGATGATGATATTATATGGTGTAACTGCTCAATTCCCACTTTGACAAGCACTCACGGTATAGGAGGAGGTCAAGCACATTGTCTGAGGTGCGGTCATAATTGGTATCATTAATCCAATGACCTACATACTTCAAAAGATAAAATACTTTGGCCTTACTACTTTGGTAAGGCTGTTTTTAATGGTAGTTTTTAAAAGAAAAAAAATAAATATATGAATGCATTTGAATTAATTAAAAAAGAGCGTCAGCGCCAGATTGATAAATATGGCTATTCTGATGAACACATTTTAAAATCCATAGAAGATTATTCATATGGTGAATTGGCCGATGCGGCAGCCTCTTATTGCCTATCTATAGGCGTTCGGGAAGATAATGATATTACACCGGTTGGGCACAATTCGCCTTGGTTCTTTCCTTGGGATGACCAATATTTCAAATCATCTCCCGACGATAGGATTAAAGAATTAACAAAAGCAGCCGCCATGTTGGTTGCTGAAATTGATAGATTAATAGCCGACCCATCATGAAAATGACCCTACCAATAGCACTCACTTTTATAGTAATGGTGGGTAATGCGCAAATTAAAGAAAAACAACCCACACATTTTAATAAGGATAGTATTAAATCATGGTGGTCTTCAAAATGTGATACAATCATCACAAAAACTGATTTTAAAATAAAAGCATGTGAAGATTATGCATCCAATCACAATTTAGAGGCAGCCACTGTTGGAAGTTTAAACCAGCCGCTTATTACCAGTTTAAATGTGGGCGATGGCGGAACTCTGTATATTGTAAAAGATACTATAATTTGTTATTTTCAAATAATAACAGGCGTTGTGAAAGGCAATTTAATGGGGCGTTGGATTAAAGGGTGGGTGGTTGCTCCAAGATCTAAAAATAATTTTCTTATAATAGGGAAAGGTATTGATTATAAGCAATATGAGCCATTTTATTTATACCCTGATAAGAAAACAAGGGTAACTCAAAAAGTCATCAATCATTATTAATCATGAAAAAACCACACACAATAGCATTTACAACCCTGATTGTAATTACAACCGGGCTATTAATCGGGCTTATTGAGGCTAATATAGGCTGCCATGTAAAGCCAAAAGTTGAAATTGATACTTACCCTTATGCACCGTTTAATATTGTGCATAGTGAGATATTAAGAGGATAGGAAGCGGAATGAAAATAAGTTTTTCAACTACGTTGATATTGGGCATTATAACAATTACTGAAATTTGTTCGATGCATTCCTTATATTCATTCTTTCTATGGGTAGCGTATGCTGTTTATAGCTTAGAAGTTAGAAGAAAGGATTAATGCATTGATTGAAACCCATCGCTTTTTATAGGCATGGGTTATTAAGGTATATGAATATTAACAATTTAAAAACAATAAACATGAGCGATTTTAAAAGTAGACTTGAAGTTGAAAAACAGGAATTAGATGAAAAGATTGAAAAATTAACTCTTTTCGTGATTGGTGAAAGCTTTGATAAGATTGATAAACGACAACAAGGATTATTAAATACACAGTTGCCTATTATGCGTAATTATAGTGCTGTACTTAGGGATAGATTAGCATTATTGAATTAACCAATCTTTAATATTATTCACTAACTTTATATTAAAAACAAATAAAAATTATGTCAACAACAAACTTTCTTTCAATCCTTTGGGAAAAGGTAAAAACATTTTTTCACAGCGCATCTACACAGGTACATGACATCGTGGATATAGCAGATAAGATTGCTAACGCAATTAAATCGGTTGAAGCATCACAGGTTGGGCAATTACTTGAAACTGGCTTAGAAGCCTTTATTCCTGCATCAACAGGATTTATTAACGCTTTTAAACTTTGGTTGCCTAAAATTATAACGGATCTTAATTGGGCAGTTGCCGAAGATGGCAAAACAGATGCTCAAAAGATTCAGGATGCAGTTGCTTACTTAGCTAGTATTAAAGGTACTGATACTTACGCGGCTCAATTAAATACGTTGAATGCTTTGATACAGAAATGGCTAAGTGACAACCAAGGAGCAGGTATGACAATTCAACAGGCTTTAACCGTTAGCCAAGTAAATCATAATCCTGATTTAATATCAGCTTAAAGAATCTTTTCATAGTAAATTGGTTTAGGTTAAAACACCCAAGACGCGATGTCAAGGGTGTTTTTTTATTTCTTATCACTCGGATCAATAGGAACCCCGGGGGTATTTTGTGCAACCGTTAAGGCTGTGGCTATAGTTTCATCTTTCTTGGCTGATTGTGCGCTGTTGTCATAGTAGTATTTAACAACCAGAGTCAATAAAACAACGCAACTATCATGTAATTGCGGAACTGTTACCATAACATATATTAAGCCGCCAATTAAAGGCATAGCTAAAATGTTCTTAAATGCAAATTGCTGTGCGAATGTGAATAGGTTCATTTTATAAAGTTTTAATAGGGTCAAACTTCAATCGTTTTACTAAATCAGCATAAGCGATATGTCTTTTAGGCAATAATGCTTTCACCTCATTATTTAAATTAGGCATCCAATAACAAACAATTTGATTATTGAATTTTATTACTTTCCAAACCGCATCCGGTACTGTAACTGAAACACCATTAACCGTATAAACTTTTGAGGGGTTTTTAGGATCTAAATTACTCACGCATCCGGCCCAAATATCAACTTGATTAGTCAATGGCGTGTGCTTAACTTCATTTAGCGTTGCTCCCAAAAGCAACCGGGTTGTATCTTCTGTAGCAATCATAGTTCCTACATTTTGTCCTTGCCACTCCATAAACTCCCCATAAGTTTCCGTATCGCTAAATATAGCCCCGTTAGCGTCTCTTGCTGACAATATCCAGGCTAATCCGCAATGTCCATAAGCAAACTCAATAGGCTTCTTTAAAGTGCTGTTTGCGTACTTATAAACAGCGCCTAAATGCTTCGCCCCTGTTGTAATATTCCATCCGGCATAAACACCCTTACGCGGAATGTTCGCGGCCTCTTGCTGTTTAACATTATCAGCCGTTATAATTACGTGTTCAATAACGGGATAGTTTTTAACCGTATCAGCTATTGATTTATAATATGGGTTAATCCAAAGGCGGCAAGCAGGACAAAAAGCGCTTTTTACGGTTGGATATTTTGTATATAATGCTTTGACGTATGCGGAGTTGATTATTTGCCCCATAGCCCCAACCGAAGCCAATAGGAGTAAAAATGTAATGAGTTTTTTCATGAGATAAAGTTAAATAGAATTTTTGAGAATAAAAAAGCCAACTCTTTTTAGGGGTTGGCTCTAGCTGCATCTTGTGGTTGCTCCGATTTTCGCCTATCGTACAATGCCTGTACCACTTAGGAAGGGCTTTTACCTGAATATTACCTCTCATTTCTACTCTAATGCGATCAAGTCGCAATAGTTGCAGGGAAACTATAAACAAATCTACAAAACTTTTCCCATAAAACAAAATGGGCTTCATCTCGCATGTCGCCCATTTCTACGAAAAATTAGTAATTATATGAAAGAATAATGAAAAGACAAATGTACTAAATGTGCGTTATTCCAGCAAGTATAGCCTTGTAATATCCAGCTATCAATTCAGCGCAATCCACTCCGTTGATGATACGCCTTGCGTTTATAGGGTCGTTGGCTAATTTTGAAAAATAATGACCTAAAGAAATACCAGTAAACATTCCTTTTTTCATTCCAATGACAATAATCTCTGCTGCATAATCAGGCTGTAAAGCTAAATCAGGGTTGTTTAACAAATCAATTCCAATAACTAAACCAAATTGAAGATAGTTTTCATACCATGTTAATTGAATAAGTCCCCGGCCATAATAAATTTGTTTCGGGTTTAGATATTTTAGTCCATTTTGTTTTATATTTTGTCCATATTTATGTCCTTTCCCCAATCCTATTTCTCTTACAGGCTTTAAACGTGCCTCATGGTAAGCCGTAGCTAATATATAGGCTATCTGATGTTCATCCGTAACTAAGTGTTTATTACAGGCATCTAAAATGGCATTAATAGAATCGACTTGAATTTGTGAAAGCGACCCGTTAAGCTTTCGAAGCGAGTTAAATAGTTCGATTGTGTTCATATTTCAGTTAATTTATTAATCAATGCTGTTATTTTAAGCTTTACGAGATTTAAATTAGTTGATATAGGTTGGTATTCATTTTGTGACAATGATGTTTTAGAAAGAAGTGTATGGGCATCTATTAACATAATCATTATCTCATTTAATTCATCTTTCATAGTTTCAATTTATATACCAGCAAACCAATCCCATCAAAGCCAAAAAACCAAAGTAAAATAAAATTGCTATTAGTGTTGGTTTGTCCATTCCTGACTGGTTAAAGTATGTGTTATATGATTCAGTTGTTTCATTTGTTACAAAACAATCAATTTCTTTTTCCAATTCGTTTAAATCGAGCATTTTATAAGGCTATTATTGTATCTTTTCTTATCTGCCCTCGGTTATACCGAGGGCAGATATTTTCTTATTTTCTTTCAATTATTTACTTATTATCTTAATCCTGCCACATTTGATACAATATATTTCTTGATATGTTATTCCCCATTCACGATATTTGCAATCGTGCTTACCTCCCCGTACACATAGTTTAGATTTAAACCTTTCTTCTTTGCTTGTCTTAAACCACCAACACATATTTATCTTTCCTTTTTCTTTCTCCAAATTTAGATAATTGTTTTTATATTAAAAAGTAGTTGACAATTAATAAATGTTTATATAACTTAGCAAAATGAAAACGTTTAATGAATTAGTCGGAGAAAATATAAAGTGTGCAAGGAAACAAGCCAATATTAATCAAGAGGCTTTTGGTTTCTTACTTAATCTTACCCGTAGTTCTATTATTAACATAGAAGCTGGTAGATGTGGCTTTAGCTGTGAGTATTTAATCAGGGTTTCACAAATATGTAAATGCTCAATTTCGGATATTCTCCCTATTGATTACAAATTTACATATCCTGCAATTAGTGATTTTAAGGCTCGGAAGCTGACTGAAAAGACAGATCATCTAAGAGCTAAACTTGCAGAAGTTGAAAGGCAACAAACTGATATTTTAGCCCTTAAAAATATAAATGGGGATTTAACACAGTCCTTAACAGAATTTAATTAAAAACAATTACTATATATGAAAGAGTTCGAATTAAAGTTGGGTGCAACAACTTATAAATGTACATCAACCGCTAGTGGAAAGGACAACCAAAATTGGTACATATCTGCTAAGTTTCATGACTTAAGCATTAGCATGCAAATACCGATAGAATCAAAGGTTAATATGGATAAGGTTTTGGTATTTATTTCATCACTTGATGAGGCATTAAAAATGGTTCAGAATGGCAAAAAAAGCGAACTTACGTTTATCAATCAATTAATCTAATTTCAGCGGTTATAAAAGTCGATCTTAAACGGGTGTCTTTTTTTGAATTTTCAGGGTTTTTCCTGTGTCTATTATCAATAATATTAAGCAAATTTGAATAAAAAATATTATGAAGTACAATAGAAAACAGCAATCAATAGAGGCAGTTCAATGGACTGGTAAAAATTTAGAAGAAATAATTGAATTTTCAGACGGGCATTTAATGCCTATAGCTCGGCAATTGAATTACGAATTAAAACTAAAGGTTCTTTTGAGCGGCAGTGATAATTATATTACCCCCGCAATAAATGATTTTATAATCAAAACAGAATCAGGATATTTTTCAAAATCAGATCCAAGTATTTTTAATGAAGAATATGAATTAGCTTAATAGCAACTATTTAGCCCTGATTAGAAATATTCATGGCTTTTTTATTTGACAGGAAAGAATCCTAATTTACCATCAACATAACGAGCAGTAAACAAACCAATGGCTCCTTTTGGAATAGCTGTTGTTTTATAAATAGTGGTATTTTTAATAGGGGGTATATTATTAATTGCTGCCCTTAATTCTCCTAAATCTACCGCATCATCATGATGCAGGCTATCAACATAATGTTTTAAGGTCACGTTTTCATTATGAGCAACGGTACGACTGTCTTTAATATCGCCCCTTATTGCAGCAACTCCAAACGTGCCTCCTACAAGTAAACTGGCTATTGTTCCAGCACAATACCAAAATGTTGTCCATTTAACATTTCTCATGTATTCGGTTCGTTCCTCGTTGCTCACAATCTTTAAGTTTAAATTTTAATAATTCATTTTCGGTTTTTAAAGACTTAAACTTTTTATAGTTCCAAACATTAACCATTGCAAATACAGTGCTAAGCATGATAAGAATATAAAAAAAGCAGTCATTTACGTTCATGGTTTAGGCTATAAAATATTAGCGTTATTAATATAAAGGCACTTACCTGCCAGTTTTTATCATATATCCATAAAGGTAGTGAAAAAACGCATAAACAATAATAGGCATATATAAATGTTAGGTTCCATAAGAAAAACTTCAAATGCAATTGTTCAATTGGCAACAATCGCGCGTTTGAAGTTTTTAACCAGGTTAATATTAAGCCCCCAAAAACAATTATCGGAATTACATTAAACAATACCTGACATTTTCTGCACCAATCGCCAAAGTATAAATGTCCGGCAATAAATAGAGGGTATCCGTGGGTAAGTAAAAATATAGTTCCACGTCTGCTCATGGCTTTGGCGGATGTGTCGGATCGGGAGGGAGCGGATCTCCTATAATATCATTAGCCTTAATTACAACTCCTTCACTCAAGGTATAAAGTGTTTGTAATTCCACGCTTAATTCAGAATCTTGAGGATACTTTTCAAGCATTTCCGCTAATTTTTGTCTTATTAATTCTATTGGTTTCATATATTTTAAATTAATTATAGTTAATTTTAATACCAAGTTGCTGTTCCGCTATCATATGTTAGATAATATTGCCCTCCTGTAGAAATACTGGTTAAACCGCCTACTACAGTCCCCCCGCTATAGCTGATTGTGGTTACAGCCTGTGTAAAAGTCAATCTTACCTCATCATTATTAGCAGGCGACGCAGGTAATGCGAGTGTTAATGCTACCAATGCACCGGAGGGGTTAATTATATTCGCCTGATTATTTACCAATGTTACCGTTGAACCTGTAGTCGGGGTAAATATTGTATGAGATTGGTTATTTAACGAGATCGTTGAAGTAGTGGCATTCCAATTTAATCTTCCACTTGCTATAATCGCATGATTTATCCAATTAGTACCGTTCCATGAAATGAAATCACCAATCGCTAATCCAGATAATAAAGGGCTTTTAAACCACCTTGTATCACCCTTAGGGAAAAAATTTAAAACGGTTTGTAACTTTGTAGTATCATTTGCTATAACAATAGTTCCAGTTCCGTTAGTTACAGTGGTTCCGGTAGCTGTATTTGCACTTATAGTTTTACCCTCCATTGCCGTTCCTGCACTATTAACTCCAGGAACTTGATTAGCAGTTAAAGCCGTTCCCCCGAATGAAAACAGTTTTGTAAAATCAACATTACCGCTTCCTAATATTGTCATACGAGTAGCCCATGACTGTAAAACCTTTCCACTAGCTAAAACGGCAGGTGTTTGAAAAATTATCGAACTTGTGCCGGCTCCTGTTGCCACACCTGATTTCAATGTTAAATTACCGCCATTAACATCATTTACGGCTGTACCGGTAACCGTACTACCAGCCACTACCTGAAGGTTATGTCCAGCCACATCAGTTAAAGAGTTTTCAATCCATACCTGTCTATCAGTTGAATTACCAAAGCTTAAATCGTTGGAAGGTGATGCTGTGCCTATACCGAAAAAACCATTTGTTCCGACTGTTGCTTTTTCAACTCCATTCGCTCCTAATATAAGTCTCGCTCCTGATGAGGCTGTCACTCCAAAAGAACTACTTTCAGCACCTACTAATCCTTTGGTTGTGCCATTATATTGATACGCAAGATAACCTCCGGCAGTACTACCATTGATTGTAAAATAATTATAACCGCCTCCTGAAGCTACCGGAGTTGTTGTTCCAATACCCAGACCAGTCCCAGTAGAATTTTCAAATATTTCACTATTTCCTATCCCGGTAGCCGTTTGTTTTTGATGGTATCCTGTAGTTCCGACTGCACCAAGGCCAACCAATGTATAATTAGGAATGTTTAAAATATTAGATATATATGTAGCTGCCCCATTATTGCCTGTAGTTGTAAGTGAGATACTATGCTTAGTGGCTAAAGCATTTATTACCCAAGGTAAATTAGGAAATTTAACCCATCCAGATCCTAAATAAACATTGATAGTGCTATCGGGAGATGTAACAGAAAAAGATTGTCCAGACAACGCTGTATAACCATTTAATGATTGCGAAGTTACAACTGGAATCCGAAGTTGTCTAACCGACAGCGCATCATCTACTACCTGATAATTACCCGATGTTCGGTGAGGTGAATACTCTGGTATTTGGGCAAATGCAGTTGAGATAAATGCGATAAAGGATATTATTAATAATATTAATTTTTTCATGATATAATGAGTTCTAAATATGCGTATTGAGGGGTAGAAGCCGTAACAGAAACCTCAATCACTCCTGTTACTAAGGTTTCTGTTATAGTTACATTACTCGTTTGCCTATTAACCGTTATTGTTTTGCCCAGCATGGAATTAGGTAGCGTAATTACATCATTTGTTACAATATGCCAATCGAGGATTACATAATAAGAATTGCCGAATTTAATCGTGTACATATTTGTGCGGGCACTTGTTTTCTCGCTCCACCCTCTGAACATGGCGAATTGCTTTATAGTACCAGCTGGAACATAACCGCTGCCATTGTTAATTTTGCTATCAATCGCTTTTGGGTATAGTTTTCGATTAGTAGAAATCTGCCATGCATCAGTTATATTATTAATCCGGTTAGGAATGGTTCCGATTCCTACAGGAAGAATTCCCATATTAAAATTGATATTAAGATTAGCCCCATCCGTAACGTTATCTATAACTCTTGTAACTGGCTTACCATCTTCCCAATAAGAAGACGTTAAATCCATTTGAGCAACCCACGGACATGCTGGCGATCCTGGAGAAATAATACTTATGGGCACCCTGAAATCAAAAGTGTTTGTACCGTCGGAAATGGGAAGGCTAGCAGGGAAATAGCGCGTATAGTTTGCATACCAATAAGGAGGATTCATACTATTCTGAGTTCCTCCGAAATAATTTAGATAAATGTTTTCCTGATCGATCCAAGCAACATAAAGAGCGATTTTACATTGCTCCTGTATGTTATAATAATTACGAACAGATACAACGGCTGGGCCAATATTTAAAGCCGGATGAGTAAGATACCCACCTACAGGCCTGTTTGCTACTAATTGAGCTACAGCAGATGGCGTATCAACAACATCATAAGTTTCGACTATATCTAAAGTATTTGCTGCATAGTCTCCATTGCCTGAAATAGCTATCCCGTCGGCTAAAACAGATATTGAAACGTTTTTTGTTCCCGGTGTTAACTGAGTTCCGAAAAATGAAGCTACTGTTATATTACCAGTATGTTGCGCCCCTGATACATAGGTTAAGTTACCGCTAATGGTTGTTATATATGACCAATTTGTAGATGTTCCTACATTGTCGCCCATTACCCAAAAATTATTTGTATCAATAACTTTTACGATGTAAAAGTTGTGAGCCGCACCATCTACCCATTTAGAGCCCTCATCGGTAACATCTTTCCCGTGAGCGGTTGCCACGATATTTACACATCCGGAATTGCCGTGATTACCCCCAAAATAACCGTTTGCTATAAGCATGGGCGCTGCATCGTCACCGTCCGCACCATGTAAAGGCAAACCTGCTGAGCTTGTAGCTGCTGATTTTAAAAGCAGCTTTGCGCTTGCTGTATTTACAGCTCCGTTTGTTGCGACTGCAATATTGAACGTTACCGCAATGTCATAAATAGAATTAAAAGAAGTCCTTACAATTATATTATTGGTAGTTAAGCTAATTTTAAACTTATAACCAGTAGTCGGCAACTTGTTTATAATGCTCTGAATGCTATTGAAGTTAGAGGGAATTGAAGCTGGATATTGTAGATTGTTTATGCCATCAGGATAAACATCAGAGGATATTATTGTTTGGTTAAACAGTAATACCATACCTGCGAAATCAACTTTTGTCCATGTATATAAATAACCGGTAAACTGTTGATAAAAACGGAACATCGGGCTTGGAACATAAGAGCCGCTATATACAAGGTTATAAATTGTTATAGCAACAAAGCTATAGCCCAATTGCTTATCAAGACAAACAGCCTTCCAGTTACTCGTAGCCAAAGAATTTGAAACCGACCCTGTTTGGTTGTTCCCAATTGCCGCTATAACTGTAGTAATATCGAAAATTGCCGCTGAAATTGTTGAGGTATCATAATAAAGAACTTCATAATTTCTACCTCCGGTAAATGCGGCAGACACATCTGAATTATTGATCCAAAAGCCTAAAGAAATAGAGGATGGTGGAGTTGGTAATTGGTTAATTATATCGACATAGTAAACACTTGCTCCTGATATGTAAGCATTTGTTACCCTGCGCTTAAAGGGTAATTGACTTGAATAGGGTGAATCAGTATTTACAACAGACGAAACAGTAACATTAGTTGAACCTCCCAGAGGCGGGATAACCATTGTACTCGGTGATGCCGTTCCTTCGCCTTGAATTTGATTTAATGGTAATGGCGCTTGAATTAAATTACCTAATACACCGAGAGATCCTGAAACAAATAAAACATCGCCCGATAAGACAGGATTTGCTAATGTGAATCCTGTGCTTGTTTTTGTTATTTCGGCACCATCAAAATTTCTACCAATTGAATTATTAAACACTTCATAATTACCTGTAGCTGCAGTAGAAAATGTATAAACAGTATTGCCTGAACTCCAATTAGGATCTGAAAAAGGTATCCGAAATGCATTGGCAACATTAGCGATATTCGCTTTTGTAAGCATCTCCGCATCACTGGTGAATCTTGCAGATGCGTTCGTATTTATTTGATTGGTATTTATTTTAGTTGCCATAATTAATAAATATAGGATGCGCGTAATTTGTCAGTTGAAATAGGGGCTAGTGACATAGTAATTGTGTTACCCGAAATCGTATAATCATCGCTGACATCTTGAAGTAATCCATTAACGAAAAGATTAATCTTACCTGAGATGGGTGTATTTAAAAGTGTAAATGTAACATTTACACCATCTTGGGTACCGGATGGATGTTCTCCAACTATAAAATGAGAATTTAAAATCCTATTATTCAACTGTGTCTGTATCGAACTTGTTGGATCATAATAAGACTTTGTAATGCTATTAATTGTATTTACAGTCGGATTTGGATAGGTTCCTGTTAAATCACCCCCTGCAGTCCCTGTTGGAGGCAATGAAGATGGCAAATCCATTAATCTTACCACATCTATTGCATTAGTGGGTGCTACTGTACTTTGTAAGCCAGCTGTGAATTTACCTATAGATGTTCTAAATACTGTAGGAATGGACGTAGTTCCAAATGACACTCCAAATCCCTCAACTCCTCCTTGGTAACCAATTATTCCAGTAGCCCCCATAGTTGCCGAGGTATGGTTAGTATTATTTACAAATGATATATTATCATAATTTAAATTAAAAGATTCGTTGCCCTGTTCACCAAAAATATTCTGTCTATTAATATCTATGCCATTGGTCATGCCAGTATAAGGCACATAATTTGTGATTGTATAATATTTAGTCGCTAGCGTGCTTGATGTATCTGCTAACGTCAATAATTCATACCAATAACTCCCAACTTTAGGTGTCCAGCGATGCGTAGTCGGGTTCCAAAGCGAAGTCGGTGCAGTCTGTATCACACTACCCGATGGCAGCGTTCCAGTTTGCCCCATTGCGAGTAAAGGGAGGGATAGGATGAGGGCGAAAAGGAGTTTTTTCATACATCGTAAAGATAATACGAATAATAATTAAATAAAACGTATATTTGTATATACAAAAGTTACTAATATGGCAGAATTGATATTAACACCAGGAAATGAAAAGGTCATTTATGATTATTTAGTTAAGTATAAATATTATCTTGAGCAACTGATTATACAAAGTCATAAAGATTTAATTGAATTAAATGAGTTAATTGATAAGGTTAAAAAATGAGCAAAATAATAAAACAGATTGAGCAGGGAAAGTTCACTAAGAAATGGGTTGCAGGGCAACTATATCCTGATTTGGAAATACATTCCGCTATGGCAAAGTTCGGAAACAAGTTCAATAAAGTAAAAGGCAGAAAGTTTACCGAAGCTGAAATAAAAGAAATTGAAAATATTTGTAAATAAATTTGGTATATTAAAATATACCTGTATCTTTACATCAGCAATAACGCTAAACAAAAATTTGCAAAAATGGAAAATTCAATCAAAAACAATTTAATGATGGTAGCGGCTTATTGGAAAGATCGCTATAATGATGAAATATCAAATACTATCGATCCTGACAAGTTGAGAGAATTAAATCAGGGAATAGATGAAACTTTGGTTTTATTAAAAATGTCCCGTGAAAAAATATTTGGCTTGCAGTATCATGGGCGCGAACACACTATGGGTTTTTATTCATTTTTTCAGGAATTAGATAACATGCAAGAACGCTTATCCATTGTTAAAAACTTGATTAATAAATCAGGCAGCAGAATTAATCTCGAAGATTACCCCATTGCATAGTTTCGCAAATTCTATGCGAACTCGCCCCGCTTGCCTGTGAAAATGGCAGCGGGGTTTTGAGGTGCCCGATATTGGGTAATTAAAAACTATCAAGATTATGAAAAGCTTCATCAATCCAACCACAGGCGAAGTTATTAGCACATTAAATAAATCGGATATAAAAATGATGAAAGCATGTTGCTGGAAACCAGTTAAATTAGTCAAAACAGCCTTTATAAAAGGCAATAACGGAAATAATTATTCAAATTAAACCATCATGAAAACTCAAAACGAAAATCTCTTAAAAAGCGCAGCCCCCCTAATCGCATGCATTTGCGCTGGACTGGCAATTATTGCACTGGCTGTTTATGTTTATGTTAATCACGCTATATTGTATTAAGAAGATGAAATACTTTCAAACGGACGATAGGGACGACTACTTTAACTCCCTTAAAACCAATAACCAAAATAAAACTGTATCCGTAACACTTTTAGACCCTAATAAAAAAGTGATTTTAACAGAAGTTCCCACCTATAAAATAAGGACTTTCGTTAAGAAAAATTACCCGGAATTTGGTAACGCAAAAAAGATTTGGAGAAAAGCAATTGAAAGTAAAGGATACACCGTAATAAATAATATAAATTAACCATGAGACCCCACCACACAACCACCTCAATTCCGGCGCAAAGTAAAGCGAAATCAATAGCGGATTTAACACCTTACGAATTGAGCCAAATTGATGTTTATCAGGATCGCAACCGCAGATTTACTGATGATGACCGCGACTTATCCATCCGCTTTAGTTTGGATGAAGAGTTTGGATATTATGAATTGGAAGATTAATAAAATGAAGCAGCAAACATTTACCCGAAAAGAAGTAACAGCCTTATTAAAGGCGCAGGTTGCTAAATCAGCCAATAGCTATGGCAAGATGGAAGTTCCGATGCCTTTGGCCAGTCACTTTCAATATGGTGAAGAACTTGAAAAAACACATAAGCGATTAAAGCGCGTAACTCTTGTAAAGTATTAATCACATGAACACAAATCTACAAATAGGGCAGCGTATTGATGTTTGGGAAGTGCTACCGGGGAATACCTACGCAACAATATGCGAAGATCACTTACAAGTTGGCAGTCAAATGGTTGCCATTACTGAACGCATTGGAAATGGTGGCGTATGGCTCAATTCTAAATATGGCGAATGCTATCACTATCCAATTGACTGTGAAGTTAAAAAAGTCGGCACACTAATCATTAAAACCATAAAGTAAAATGAGCAGGTTTCAGCAATGGACATTAGCCGAAAGCGGACTTGGTAATTATGCCTCTAAGTTTATCGAACTTGATTTTAGAGGTGCTGGTAAACCAAATAAATATTACGGAGTTGAGATTAAAAAATTGATAAACAAATTTTCTAAAATAAACAAAATTAACGGCTCTTATAGCGAAAGAATATTGCAAATTTCAAATAAACATTATCAATTATGGCAATCATTTATAGTTCAACAATCTCAAACTAACCAACCATGACCCAATCAGCAAAAAAAGGCAAAGCGTATCCATTTAGCGGGGATGCCTATAAAGTACGCGGAAAAGAATATCACTCAATATTATCCCCGCAGGAACGCGCAATGGTATTCATTGAGGATATGGAATTAAAGCTTGAAAACGGGATGCTCACAAGTCCGTCAACAATGCTTGAGTGTGCCAAAATATATTTTAAGGTTGAACTTATGGCGGTAAGGCCGGAAATGGTTGAGGAGGAAGTTAGGGGGTTTGTGTCATGAAAATAACAGCCATAAATAGCGCATTTCCAACCGGAGACCACAATAATGCCCAGCCGGAATACGGTATGAGCATCCGGGACTATTATGTAGGGCAAGCAATGATAGGCTTATTAGCCACTAATCAATATTCGCTCGGAGAAATTAAACAAGGTTCATGTGTAGATTATATTGAAGCTGCGGTAATTATTGCAGATGAAATTATAATACAATTAAATAAAATCGAATCATGATCTACCGCCCCGACGAAATACTAGACCTATTAGATAATGCCAATTGCTGTGAAGATGTGCAGCACATTGTAAGCACCATCCACGACTATCCCGAAATGTTCCCGCCTAACTTTTACCAGGAACGAAAAAGTTTATTATTAATTTATGCAAATTTGTTTATATGAAAAGTGCAGATGAGATCCTAAAAAAAATGATTGATATAATGCCATACCAGTGTCCAGTTGAAGTTCATATATACATTTTAGAGGCTATGAGGATATTTGCAAATGAGGCCTGTATTGAGCAACGTAAAATATGCTTAGAAAATGTCATTGATTGCGAATTAAATCTTTGCAATAATGAAGATGCTGTTTATAATGCTATAGTAGGCGCAATTTTAGCAGTTATACCATGAAGCTAAAACAAACCTATAACGTAGTCATCCAACTAAAAACCAAGCCCGGCAAACCTCGCAAAAGATTTTTGGTTTCAATCAATAGATTAGGTGATTATATTGGCGAAAAAAGAGCAAAATTTATCATCAAAAACCTGCTTAAATCAATGGATTATAAAAAGCGGTACAAGGTGCAAAATAAAGCGATTGTAGACATTTATTTGAAGTAATGGTATCTAACTATCAAATAAAAGAAACTTTACGGATTAGAAATTAAAGTTTATATATGAAAAAACCAACCAATTGCGCTCATCCATCAATCGTTCAATCCGGCACATCCACAACAATAACAATCTATTGTACGGTGTGTGGGGAAGTGGTAAGGGTGGAGAAAGTAAGAAAGATTTTGCCAGTATTAAAAACTGGAATGTTGGTGCAAGATAGCGCTTAGAACTTATTCGCAAGGGCCGGCAGGCAGCATATGTAACTTAAAGGCAGAGAATCAGATTTTCATTCTGAAGATGGGTGTTCGAATCGCCCCGCATGCACAAAAATAAAAATTATGAAAAAGAACGAAATTAAAATCAGAGTAGCCAATATTAAAGCCATGTTGCATGCGCAAAATCTATTAATCGAGCAAGCGCGTAAAGCATTAGTAAGTGCAAGCAGTATGCCCGGCCCCGGCACCCTACCCTCACACGCCAAGCCATTCCCGGAATTGAGTTTTAAAAATGGAGAGTTTGGAGTATGAAAAACACTAATTGTAATTGCGGATGTGAGCAGTTGTTAACCGAAATAAATTATATACGCGATGTTGAAATGAAAGACTTAGAGCAAGAAGTTCAACATGCCTGTAATGTAATTAATCAATTATATGACATGGTTAGTACTGGTAGTTATGGCGATCTTGAATTTGCAGACGATTTTATAAGAGATAATTATATCCCTACTGAAAAAGAGATCCGTGATTCATTAGACGATTTACCTTTTTAACCTCTCAATAAAAACAACGATATGAAAACAAATTTAAATGAATTATCAAAATCAATCCATTCTAACAATGAGAAGAAAGGTTTTTAGGATGGTGGTATTAAAGCTAAAAATATAGGCGAAGTATTAATGCTGATTGTAACAGAAGTTGCAGAGGCTTGCGAAGCTGATCGTAAAAATAAACACGCTTCTAATATTCAATTGCCTACAATTGTTATTAGTGGTGGTGTTGAGCAAATAATTAATTCAAAAAACAGATTTTCAGATGCTTTTGAGACTTCAATTAAAAATACTTTCGAGGATGAAATGGCAGACATTATTATCCGTGTACTTGATGTTTGTGGCGCTATGAAAATAGATATTGATTGGCATATTGAGCAGAAGTTAATATACAACTCTACACGTCCATACAAACACAATAAAGCGTATTAACTTATGAAAACCCTCCTCCTATACTACCTAATAGCCTCAATTGCGTTAATAGTTATTTTAGCGCCTTTTATATTAACAATACTGATTTTAATATTTATTTTGAGATGAAAGACTGGAAACATTTTGAAGATAATTGTCCAAGATGCGGCAATGAAGCAGAAATATATACAAGCGCCCCCGATGGATATGCGTATGATGGCGATTTAGCGCAATGTGTTGAATGTGGATTAGAGGGTGGCGTTATGGTAGATGATGGAAATGATGACGGAATAGACACCGCCTATATCGATTGGAATGACTATGAAGATTAACCCCTACCACCTCACAAATCCATTCCCAACGCTTCCCCAATCAAGGGTAACGGTATTAATGAGTGTGCCATCGAAGTCAACGGTAGGTAATGTACCAGGGTAAACATAAGTAGTCCCGGTGGATAGGATCGCAACTACAGGACGGGGGAATATATTACCAAGCAATGCAGCATATGTATTAACTCCATCTGCAAGATCTGTTTGCCAGTTGATAGTAATACCCGATACTGAAGCAAACGGATTTTGCACCCCGCCAGAATTTGCCGATAACACCGCCCTCATGTTAGGAACGTCATCTAACCCAAAATCTAAATTACCTTTTAAAGTATCATAAAAAAGATTTTCACGAACGGCAATTTTGTTACCCTTAATGGCTGATATTATCCGGCTTATTACGCTTTCGTGTTTCATAATTTTATGTAGCAAAGCATAATTAAACCATCATTTGCAACGCTTATAGCAGTTCCGGCACCCATTTTAGCGGTTCGGCCTATAGTTGGCTCAATTGTGCCTTTACGCACCGAATAACATCTGCGCTGCACTATTGATTGGTTATTCTCTTTAGCTACCGGATCTGTTATTGTTGGAAAATCTGAATCGGTAGTATTTACCTGATCTGCAAACATATTCAACCCAACTGCTGGCAATTGCGCCTGTGTCAATGTAACCAAGTTACCGACATTCCCTACCTGTAATGCCCCTGTAATACCTGGTGTGCCGCGTCCTGCCGCAGGATCAATGGTTGCCCTATCCCATGCAACTAGCACACGCCCAGCTGCTTCATCATATATTTGGCATCCCTCATATAATGACCCGACTTGGCCAAGTCCTGTTGCAATATCCCAATCACGGGTAAAATAGCCAGCCACAAGCTCTTTATAATACGCAATAGTCCCTTGCGGAATACCGCCCCCGCCACTTGATGGAACGCTAACAGCCGGACTATCTAGTTGATCGTAAACAAGTATAGCCTGTATATTGACACCCGGTGGTAAGGTACAATAAACCGTTGTTGCTGAATTAAAACCAGTCCCTATATCATGGATCTCAATTAATTCAATACTTGCATCTGTATTTGGCGTACCTATTTCACCCTCATAGATTTCATTTCCGCCTATCGTAGTTCCGAGTTTTATCGTAAATGTTGCTAAATCCGGATTAATTGTTTGCAAATAATCCAATGTGCTGTATTGACTAAAAACGCCATTTATAGCAAATGATGTTGTGAAGTTTGGGAAAGGCGTTGTTGCAGGCCAAGTTTTTCTTACCACTATTAAATCTCCTGTAGGAGTTGCCCCCGCTGTTAATTGTCCAAATTCAAAACCTTTTACTATTTGCAGATCCAGTTCATAATTATAGCCGTTCCGATTACGTGTGTAAATAGGACGTTCACTTTTAAAATCCCCAGCTGCAACATAAAACTCATAATCAATCTTAACCTGATCGCATTTTGCCCATATTAGGTTCAATTTCTTTATCACCCAATCCGGGAATTGAAAATCATCACCACCTAAATAATGAGTATAAATATCGTAATTAAATCCGTTTAATAAAACAGGATTATAAGGTTGATCTTCAAAAGTTTGCCTATTAGCCTTTGCCTGGTAGCCGCCCGTAAAATTACCGGCGATACGCATCTGTAAAATTAGTTCGGATGGATGAAATAAAACACTTTCTGTATTTTCTGAATTTTGATACTGAATCAATTGCGTGTCGGGATGATTTTGTTGCACATCAATAGGGCAACTGATCCATGACTGCACATTTGCCGTAACTGGTGAATCATCAGCAATATCAATGGGTGAAATTACAACCGATGTATCTTCAGTAACAACAATGGCGCTATAAGATGCGCCTGGTTGAATTATACCTGATTTTGTGAATAAATTAGCGCCGTTACAAACCTGTGAATGATCATAAATAACAGTTGCGACATTATCAACCGTTTTTGTTATAGTCATCCTTATACGCGGATTTGCAGCCCCAGAAGCAAGTAAACTCTGTGCCTTGAATACGTACGTCTGTCCTGCAACACCAATACCTGAATAAGTGCCTGCACTAACCAATGTAGAAACGTCAACACCATTAATCGTGGTAATTAAATTACCGTCAATAAAAGGGCTTAATAACTCTGTTAGTTTACTATTTATTGAAGCTGGTAAATTAGCATCATAACTTACGCGCCCGTAGCATCTGCCAATCGGGAACGCTGAAAAATCAACTGTTGCCAAATACTGCAAAAATGTTTGCCCGACAATGCTTGACGAAGTTGCCCCTAATGATGGCGTTGCTATTACTTGGTTTTGACAGGTTAAAAATTGCAATGTCATATCCGGAAAATCGGATAGCAAAACTAAAGCCGGGAATGCTGTATCTGTCTTTTGGATTGGTGCTGGATATGATTGCAAATCAATTTCGCTATCTGCTGGCAATGAGTTTAAATTTGGATTTAGCGAAATAGTTTCCAATGTCCAGCGAAAACCATTCAATCCTGATATGTAGAAAACTCCACTCATTACTTTTTAGCGGCCTCAACCGGCTCCGGCTTGTGACATAAACAAATTGAATAAGCGCCGCAAATACAATTGGTTGACGGCCATTTCGCTATGCCTGTATAATAAACGGGCGCATGCTTTTTGCCTTTGGTGTTAACTTTATTGCATTGTTTCATACGGTAAATGTACTAAAATTCCCTTAAAGTTAAATCATTACTTGGCGCCAATAACACCTTTATGCCTTGCGGCGAATTACTACCACAATCAACTGAAACATCCTGTATAAATGACTTCCAATTAATGCCCCTGTACATATACCAGACCTCCCCAAATGGGTTTACGCTTAACATCCGCTCTGCATTGAATTGCATCCCCGTAGTTATTAAATCGTAATACGGCAAAAATATTTGCGCCCCTAAATCGCTAATATTAACCACTTCGCCCTCTGCAACTCTTCGCCCGTTTAAATCAACAGTTATCATAGATGTGTTTTTATCGGCTCCCGTTAAGTAAATGGTATAACCCTGCATTTTGTCGAATATAGAAGCCAAGTAGTTTGACCCGCGTTGCAGATTTTGCATGGGTGATAAAGGCCAATTATAACATCCAGCATCAACACCGGAATAAGACAGGCATCCTTCGGCAACGGTTAAGGGTTGGTAATACGTTTGCTCGGGTTCTGAATTAGGCTTAACCCATACGAAATGGTTATCATTATCTGAACGGGATGCTGCTGAATTTAAATAAAACGACCCTGATAGCCCGCTTGATGGCTGATTGAATCCTGGCTGTATCCGTTTTTCTTCGATTGCATATGGGCTTGCATTTATAGGACAAGTAATATCTAAAATATTTGATGTTGTAGTAATTTTAGTGCCATAAACCACACCAGCGTTAACTTCTTTGCCACCATTTAAAGCGGTTAACTGCGGATTTGCATACCCTCCTTTTATTCCGTTAACTATTAAATCCTCCGCTACCTGTAAGTTTGGCGAATTAATATCAATATTAATACCCAAATCTAAAGCCGCCTGATTTGGCGTTGCGCTTTTAGCGGTTGGTCTATAGAAATACCGTAAATCTTCCATGCAGTATTTATTTGCATTTGTCGGATCTAATCCAGTACCTAGTTGAGCTCCCATAACACCGCGGATGGCTTTGAAAAAAGTATTATAGGACAATAATATTTGAGGGTTGTTATTTTGCTGCTGTACAAATCCATCCTGATCTGGATCAGTCGTAAATGTATCGTGCGGCAAAAAAGCCTTAAATATATCACCGGGATTATAATTAGTAGCCACACCATCGCTATTCCAATAATGAATAACGCCTCCAAATACTTTGTATTCATCCCCATATTGCAGGCTTTCCCCTGCCTGGTATATAGTCGACACCTGCGAAGTTTGAATGGCATTTGAACATGTAATACAGGCTTGATATAAAGGCCCGTCTAATAGCCTACTTTGCGTTACCACGGCTGGCATATCGGTTCCGTTCATCTGCTGCACTAAGTAATCGAATATATAATTAGGGCGTAACGCTTGACAGTATGTTGCAGGAGTTGAGGTGTAATAAGTCAGCCGCATTGATCCGCTGCTTATTTGAACCCCATGCCCTATATCTTCCAATGTAGGATTAAGAATGTTTTTGATATAAAAATATAACTTATCGCCCGCTGAAACTTCCAATGAAAAATCAAACTGAAAATTAAAAGGTGTTGTGTGAATAACCGCAGGGGAGGTTGCTAATGTTTTTAATAACGTTCCGGCTTGGTTATAAATATTAAATTCATATTGTCCAGTACCGCCTCCGCTTGGGCCATTAACAAGAGTTTGAATACCGCCTGCTATAGGCAACCCGGTAACCGGGTCTAATGGCGATGATATGCGGATTTTTGTATCTGTTCTGGCTATATGGAAAAAGTCATTTGAAAATACAGGGGGGGCTTGGAATAAAAAATTAGTAGCCTGTATTGACGGGTTGACGCTCATTTGCTGATAATCGGCAATGCTAATTGCAAAAAAAGCATTCATCCTAAAATCAGGATTGGCGTTAAATATTAAATCGGCTGTTTCTTGTAGTTGTAATGGTGTTAATAAAATATCAACCATTGGATCATAGCCGCGTGAAGCAATCCAGGCGGCTCGTTGCGTAGGGTTTACGGTTAACGGAATGATATATTGCTGATCTCCGTAGGCTGCAATTTGTGTATTGATGTTGTTTTCAATTAAATTTAGCGAAACACCTGTAGGAGTATCACTCCACTTTGAAAAATCTAACTTGCCAAAAAATAACTCTTCGTCAACAAACGTCAAAGGATCATTCTTTAATATTCGCTGATTAACGCGGGATAGCTGTGCATATTTATAAAACTCTTTACGGACTAATGAAGCCCCTGTATTAACATACTTAATAGGCATTGTTAACGCACGAATAACACCTCCGTACTGTTTAGACCGACCGTACTTAATATTGGTTTGCAGCCATCCATCAGGAGTATTAAAAAGCACATCTGTTTCAACTCCGCGTATTTCTAACGGGTAGGTAAATTTATTGGGTTGCGGTTGATTGCTGTTCATTGTTAACGGAAATGATTTCTTACTGTATTATTCCAAGCATCCGCCTGTCTTTGAGCCTCAACCCATCCGGCTAAACGCGGTGTTCTCTGTCTTGGCTGCTCTTTGCTTGCTAACCGGTCTATTGCATCTATCACTCCCCTATTATCCGTAGTTGACGATACCCATTCAGGTGTTTTTGGCAGCATGTGATTAGGCGTAATTTTAGTTCCCTTAGGCAAGTTAACAAGCGTAGCAACACCGGGCGAATAGTAAGCTGGTTTGCCAGGCTCTTCAACCAACTCCCTCCCTTTCTCCCCGTACCATGCTAAACCACCTCTGTGCCCCCCTAATGGTGTGCCTTTATAGAATTGCGGTATAGGTGTTGCAGCAACTTTTGCCAATTGAATAGCACCTAAAGCAATAACTGCTGGCACCCCTGTTAATAAGCCAAGTAATCCTGTTTGTGCAACAACCTTAGATGCAGCAATAGCAGTGTTTAATATAATTTCTGCAATGGCAGCTACTTTATCGGCACGGGCCTGCTTAGTCTTTTCCCTGGCTATTTCAGCCTGTATTGCCTTTTGTTGGCTGGCTGTTTGCGCATCCAAAACCAATTGCCTACGGGCTTTGTTTGCTTGGGTATCAAGAGAGTTTTCAATAGCCGCCTTTTCAATATCTGCATTTTCCTGTATCTTTTGCCCTACCTTATCAAGTTTACTGATTTGGTTTTCATAGCCCTTATCTACCAAATCATTAATATCACCAACAATGTCTTTTGCATCGCCTAATGATTCCTGTAAAGCTTTCTTCTTTTCATTATCGCTAGCATCATCCCCCTTTGCAGAATCAACTTTTTTCTTAGTTACAGCAGATTTATATTGTGTTGTTAATTCGGCAATTCGGTTCTTAGTAGGATCAATTCCTTTATTAGCTTCGCTGGTTATTTTAGCAATTTCCGCAGGTGTAGCGCCATTTTGCTTAGCCTGTAATAAAGCAACGTCACGGCTACCCTCTTTTAAGGCTAAAATTGTATTTTGCAGTGTAATCTCTTGTGCTATTCTCTGAACATTATACTCATCATTAATGGCTAACAAATCACGGTTAAACTGCTTTTCGCTGATTTTACCCTCTGAAAATTCAAGCGTTTTTGTATTAATAAGATTTTCCTTATTGTCATTTAGCTTTTGAGCCGCAACAATGGCGCCTTGATTTAAATCTTCTAGCTGCTCTTGTTCGTGCTCTTTGTCGGCGGTTAAAATGTCTTGAAGTAGTTTTTTGTGTTTTTCAATTTCTTCTTTGTTTAACTTATCAAGTTCCTTTAAACGTTCAATATCGATCTCTAATTCCTGATTTTTCAGTTTTTTTAGATCGTTCAAACGCTGTTGGGGGCGAAGGTTGTTGTCTGCATTTAATATTTCAGCTTCTTTTTCGAGTAGTTCTTTTGACTTTTTTATATACTGATTGAGTGCAACCAATCTGGCATCATAAGAATAATTATCATCATCTAAAATTTGCTTATTTTTATTTTTTGCTATTTCAATGTCAATTCGCTGTGATTCTAACAGATCTTTATTAGCGGTATCTTTTGGTTTTTTTACCTTTGGATTTAATGTGCTTTTGCTTTCGATAGCTTCGCTTTCTTTTTGCAATCCTCCATACTGCTCTAATAATTTAATTGTTCCCTCTTTTAATTTTATTTGAGCCTCTATATCTTTATTGGCATCATCTGCCTGTTGCTTGAATATCTTTTTCAAATCATCTTTTGATGGCTTGCCGCTTTGTGAAACAGCTAACTGGTCAAAGAATGATAATTTATCATAGCCGTTCCCTTTGTTGGTTGCATCCATCTGGGAGGACTTAGCCGCATTAACTTTATCTCGCTGTATTTGTAATGCTATTATTTCACCTTCTGTTTTTTCTATCTCTGTTGCAGCTGCTTTTGCCTTGGCTAATTTTACTACGGAATCAGTTAGTTTATCAAGGGATTTAGCTTCTGTGCCATTGGCTATGGCCTGGGCTGTAGAATGTTCTAATTCCTCCGGGAAAAGTTTCTTTAATTCTGTTGCCGCTTTCAATCTATCTTCGTAAGATATTGATAAGTCCTTTATGGTATCGCTTAATATTCGGTATTTACCTACAATTTCGCCAGCGGATGAAGCGGCGTTTTTTTGTACTTCATTAAATGACTTTAAATTTTGTGTAGCCTGATCCAATCTCCCTGTGAAGTAATCAAGTCCTTTGATCCAATCATACAACCATGTGATAGCGCCAAAAATGACAGTGATTAATAAAAACTGCGCAGCCATTCGGACTAGTTGACGCACGAATTGAGCTGATACTTTATCGGCTATTGCTGTTGCTGTTGTATATGCACCAACATTCTTGGTGGCATCTCCGGTTGATCCGCGAAGTGTTTTTATAGCAAGATCCAACCTTTCAGCCTCTGCCAACCAAATGCCCCCAACCTCTGCGTTTTCAAGTTCTGCTGCCGATAAGTTGCCTATAGCAACGCGTAATTCATCTAATCTCGCTTGCATTCTAGCTCCGCTCGTGTCCTCGGCAAGCATCTGTTTTGTTTGCTGCGATAGCGCCAAATTAGTTTGCCTGATAGCTATTCCTAATTCAATTTGCCTTTGTGTTAAAAATATAGCGCGTTCACCACTTGCTGCATCTTCAACCGATAATGCTTTTAGTTCTGTTACATTTTCAGCGCGTTCGGCTTGTAATGCCAAAAGTAATTCCAGGTTAGCGCGATATTCAACTGATAGCCCCGCTAAAACTTCACGCTGTTCAATTAATGCTGCATTTTCTACAGCAATGGCCTCAGCTGATTTATTAGCAGAAATTGCCATGTTTTCCTGACCGGTAATGATTGGCTCATACCGCGTTGCCGCTTGATCCGGCTCTGATGTAACGGGGTTGTATCCATCGGATGGGCCTGATGGGAATTGAACTGCGGCCTTACGTGCTATTTCTGCATTTTGTTTATCTGCAATAGCTTGTAATTTTACAGCCTTTGCCTCTGCTGCTGCAATTTCCTTTGCATCTCTTTGTTGCTGTTTAATTTCGGCTTGTTGTCTTGCGGCCTCTTGTTTGGACAGTAATACCAAGTATTTATTTAGAATTTCCTCTTGCTTGGCTGCTTTTTTCTGTTCATTGTCAATTTGTTTATTATTATTGGCAATGATCTTATTTGTAGCATCGGTTGATGCTTGCAAGTTTTTGGCGAAGTTTGCAGGGGTTGAACCGCCCAATGTGGCGTTAAGTTTTACAGCTACTTCAAGCAGTTGAACTAATTCTGTGCGGAGTTCTTTGCCAGCTGTTTTAAGGGTGTTGAATTGTTCGACCGCTTCCGGTAAAACTACTTCGTCTATCGCTGTGGTATTGCCTGCCATGATGTAAATATAAGAAAAAACAAATTACCTTTTAGCGATAGCCTTTATTTCAATTTGCAAAGCGTTCAGATACATTACATACTGCATGACACTAACCTCTTTAGGGTTAATGCCAAATTGCAACCATCTTGATAATGATGTTATTTGCTCATAAAATACACCCTTTGAGTTTACCCCATCAAAATCAGCTGCTTTCATAATTTTTTCTAATTGGCCTTTTGCCTGCTCTAACTTAATAACATCGACTTTCATGTAGTTTTCAGTGAGTTTTAAATCCCGTTCTAAGTCCTCATAGGTCAGTCCCTCAAAGCCTAATCCATCAGGGGGTGGTGTTTGTAATATTCTGATTAGATTAGCATCATGCCCGTGCAATCGTAAAGCATTAACAGCTATTTGAATGTGATCTATTCTGTTAGCAAGCCGGGCATACGTAACCTTGATATTGTGCTCATGGGCTGATTTGGTATCTTTAATGAGCGCCTGGTATTCCTGTAATAGTTCGCCATATTGTTCGGTTAAATCTTCCGGTACAGGACCTGATTTGACTAACCATTTTAGATTGTTTGTTGTTGCAATTTCAATCCAATTATATAATGGGATATCGGAAAGGTCGGTGTATAATTCTGTTTGTATGGGTTGGGGTGTTTCTGTCATAACCCTAACTCCTTTTTTAATTCACCAATAATTTTAGGCTTTAATATTTCGCTTGAAAAGAAGCCCAAGTTTTCGGGATCAAGCCCGTAGTTACGATCCCATTTAGCCTCTAGTTTAGGTGCGTAATCAACTCCACTACTGTATGTTGTTATTGCGTACTGACTTGCATTAACTTTCACTTGTATTGAATTGTAATAATCACCTGTGACAAAAAAATCAGGCACGCCTAATCCTGGTACCGGGTTATCTGCATTTTTATGCAGTGCGTACCGTTCCTCTGCATAATCGGGGCTTTGTAAATGTCCGGTGTTATCCTGACCGTCATGTAATTGCCCCCTGTTCAACCCTAACCATTCATATTGTGATTGGTTTAAGCATAGAATTATGATCGGCTTTAGTTCCGTTGGATCGAGGCGGTCAAGAAGTGCGAACATGTGGCCCATTGAGTAAAGGTAATAAAAAAGCCCTACAATTCTGCAAGGCTTATAAACCATAAGGTTTTAACTTCCGCTAAAAGTGTGTGGTTCTTTTTCGCGCCCTGTGGTCAGTCAGACAGCGATACAAATATACAAAAAAAGCCGCAACATTTTCATGCTACGGCTACCCCTATGTACAAACCAACTTAATTAATCTTTTTTCTTAGCGGCTTTAGTTTCAATTTCAGCGGTTTTCCCATTCGCCTTATCCCACTCCATACTTAAATGATCTTCATCTGCCAACGGGTGCATATCAATTAACTCCTGCTTGGTTATCTTCTTAATCTCCTGGAAATTAAGAGATGGCTTTTGCTTAATTATCGGCATGTATTATAAACCTATTGATACTAACTGTGCCTCAAACCCTGTAGATCCATCAACTCCACCGATACCAGCTGTTAATAATGCCTGCGGATTGGTTAACCCGATCCATATCGGAGCGCCCGCTGTATAATTCGCATCGGCAACTGTTATCTGTAATGCGTAACCATCTGCGGTTGGTGTAGCTGAAGTTATAGCAATTGGTTTGCTCAAATCAGCAACGCCGCCGGTATCTGCATACGCTTTCCACAAGCCAACTACAAATTGAGTAGGGTATGTTTGGAATAAATCAACACCGCCGCATGAGGTAGATAATCCTACAGTTATCAGCGCAACAACACGCGCCTGTTTTGTTATAACGATATTTTCTAACCCGATCAATCCCTGTAGGTATGGCAAACCACCGCCTGCACCGTTGAAATCGATAAACATAACGTTTTCGTTGGTTTGGGCCGGATCAAATACGGTATGTATCATGTATGCGTTTGCATCGTTACCGGCTGACCATTTAAACGGCTCTGCATCAAATAAAGTCGGAGTGATGGGGCTACAAAGACCATCGCCTTTATTTGTGCCTACTAAAAATCCGTAAGAGGTCAAAATATAAAATGGCATTTTAATGCCGTTCATTAACCGCAAAGGGATTAGCAAGCACATACCACCATCCCACCATTGCAAAGTCAAGTCGGTAAAGCCGTCCCTGATCTTTTTCTTTTGGCCTAGTGTTGAGGTTACAACTACAGGGGCCTCGCTATTATCTTTCGGGTCAATCGGCGATTGAATTGGATAAAAGCGCTGGTTTGGATCGGAGTTTAATAAAAACCCCGAAATGGCTGTTTTTGCAGCGGCAATACTTGATGTCGGTATTGTCTGCCCATATTGAGCCAATATAATACCGATTGGCGCTCCAAATTCAGTAAAACAAGATAGGTTGTAGCCTGTGTTTTTGCGAGGCTGGGCGCATTTTTGTAAAACGTTTCCTATTGTTGACATAGTATTTATTTAGTTGTGCCTTGATAGGCTGTTTAACAATTTAAAAATGGATTATATATTAACTTAAAATTCAACCTAAAACAATGTTGCGGGTGTGTATCTGTAAACTTTATCCCCTTTGACCTGCGTAGCCCTGAATACTCCCTGAATACATGATCGATCCCTGTTGTTATCCCGGTAAATGTGAAACCGTAAAATAACCTGGTAACCAAAGTTTGCACATCAATATGACATTCTTCATCATTTCGGTTAACCCCTGGCTTTATATTATTTAGGTTTACCATGAATATGATGAATACATCTGCGGTTACTGATTTGGCGGTATTTTTTATTTCTTCACCAACTCCAAAAAATGAGCTGGCAGAAAGCCGGTCATCATAATAAACCTCCTTGTATTCATTATTTCCAACATAAACCTCCGGCGTATATCCATCCTGTGTTGCATTCCTGTAGGCTCGCCCATAGCAGGTTAATTTTGTATCATCAAGACCCCATTTAGCAACTAACGCATTGTATAAATAGGCTTGCATCTGCTGTATCGGCCTGTCAATACCTACCGGCGACGGTTTTAATATATTACCCATCGCTTATTAATACACCTGGGTTATTCATTACTTTCCAGTTCTGTTTAGCCCATATTTGTTCGTAACTATCAAGCATTCCGTCTGAATCAGTTATCATGCTTGTACTTATTGCTTTTTGAGGCGGGAAAAAAGTATCTATTAACCTCTTAAATTCTTGCGCAATCCGTGATTTTAAACCGGGATTAACTGGCACCTCTTTTGTAGCAAATGCCTGGTTAAGCTCAATAAATAACTGATTTGATTGTTGCTCGGTTTGCCTTTGGTTTAAATTGGTTCTGGTTGAGGTATTTATCAACTCGATAACCATAGCCGCCATTTGCAATCCCTGCACTTCATCGAAAAGATTTGCCTTGCGCAAAATCTTTTGTGTATGGTCTTTAAAAGTTATTATCTCCAAATTAACTCCCCCTGGCAATGCTGGGAATTGACGATTGTTATGGTTGAAATAACTGCCATCTGTAGAACGGTATGCCTGATAATTATAAGCCTCAAAGCAATAGGTTGTTGCAATGGTTTCTACCTGTTCACGTATCGCATGTGCGCCTTGTGCTTCAAGTTCATTTTGGTCGTACAGAAAAAAATAACGCATTCCTGTTTTATAATTTAATACCAACGAATCAAAATCAACCCCGGTACGGGCATACCCAATAACATCAACAGTAATAGTTTGCAATGGTTCACGTACGCCATCCATAAACAGATACATTGTAACGGTGCAATCTTTGTCAAAGTAAAAAGTGCCCATTGTTATTTGAGTGCTTATACTGAAATCGTTTGCAACCTCAATGCACCATCCTACCCACTGTGATTGGTTAGGTAACGGATAGTCATTCAATCCAAACCGGGTGTACATCAACGATTGCTCAATCAGTTCCGGCTCTACAAATACTGCATTAAGCGCCCTCATTATTTCGCTTTTCTGATATTGTATTAAAAAAGCGTTGAGTTCTGTATCAGTTATTGCCGGATCTTCCTGGTTATTTTTGATATTATCAACTGTACAAAGCGCATGGTATGAACCATCATTGAAGCAACGGCCTGATTTTGATACAAGATTTGGCGCCGATATTACAGGACTTCCGGCTATAGTTGGCTGTAGCCATCCTAACCGCTGCTGTAACGCCGGTAAAACTAAATCAATATCAAAGCCATTAGTGTATTTCATGTTATGGGTGCTGATATAATGGTGTGCGATACCAGACAGTAACAAGTGTATGTTGAGTTCCGGTTCCCTTAGCCACAACCTTTAATTTTGATGGTAATGGAGTTTGCATTTTAAAAGTATAGTGCAATGCTGTAGTGCCTATTGCTAAACTATCTGCTGCATTTGCCATGATTGGATCATAAGATATGCCCCCGTCATTTGATCCGTACAGCCTAACACCTCCTGCTGGCGTTCCAGTTTGCGACACTAATACAACCTGTATATTTGCACCGCTATATCCGCCAGTTACAGAAATAACCTTTGATACAGTCGTTGTATTTAAAATTGTGTCCCCTATCGCCAATGGTAATTTAACGGCCGGCCCTGTTTGTGCGTGTGCTGCGATGGCTACCAAAGCAAAGCACACTAATAATATTACTTTTTTCATCTCAATTAAGTAGCCTGTGCAATTTCAAATATGGCTGAATCACCTGCCAAAGATAACGGCGGAGTAACGTAGCCGATAGTTAATGTTAACTCGTACTGATCAACTATATCCTGTGTTGAACCTCCGGTTGTATTTGCCGAAGTATCTGCGCGTTGGGTATAGATTGAAATATCAGCAACCGCACCAGAGCCAAGCGGATCTGCTGTAGTCCCTAACATACCGTTATTGCTATTTGTTCCGGCATCAAATCCCCTGCGGTTTAATGCTTCATTCCAGTTCAAACCAGCAAATGTACCTTTGGGCATCATCAAAGTTGCGCCTAACTGATAAGCGGCATCAATAACGTTTTGGGTTGAATAAATTGAAGTATCACCGAATTGGAATGAGAAGTTATTGGCGTTGCTTGATCCCTGGTTCTTCTCGTACTCAAAGTTACGGCCTGTCTGTAAATCAGCAAGCATATCATAAGGGCCGGTGTAATACTGTGCAGCCATAAATGATTTTGCGTACTGCATAAACAACTTTTGGTTTGTAAATGCAATTTCCTGCGCCAATTGAGCATCGCTCCATGCACCGCTATTGGCGGAGGCAGCACGGGCGTTAACTACTGCGGCGGCAAGTTGGCAACGGTGGGCGTATAAATATGATAAGGCTGCGTTATCCTGACGGGTGCGTAAGTTACGCCATTTCTGCTCATACTGGTTGTTGAACTGTTCTTGGTATGAGAAAATGTTGTTATCAGCTAACTTTGATGGTAGCGAGAATGTTTCTACAACTGACACGTAGGTAACGTTTATTACGCTTGAATCACCAATTGTTCCTGTGTGTAAGGCTGCTTTTGCAGTAGCTGTACCAGGTGCAATATTAGTGAAGAAGTTAACATCAACCGGACGAAGCGGTGAGGTACGTAAATCCTGTGCGTTTGGTATTGATATTGATTGATTTTGCAAAGCCATTGCCATTGTTGTTGGCATTTGCGCCCTTAATTCGGGTGCCTGGAATTTTGCTGAAATCTTCGCTTGGCCTTTGGCTAAGACGGATGAGGCATAATTGGCCATATCGTTTCGATTATTTTAAACAGTGAAAAATTTGATTGATTTGAGCACTGCTCGAAAGATAGGTACAACCTATGTCGGGATGGTACAACCATTGACGGTTTAAAGATAGTAAATAAGATTTGATATTTGCAAATAAAAAATCCGGATACTTCACAGCAACCGGATTCGGATATATGGGAAAAGAAAATATTATTCTTTTAATTTAATGCCGTATTCGCTTCACCATGATTTACAACTATTTGCTCATTCTCGCTTTCCCACGGTTCTTTATCGGTTTCAACATACTTAACCCCGGTGTTACGGAAATGCGAGTTAAGTTCTGCTGCCTGTTCTTCATGTATGCGCGAGACGCCCAACGTTACAATTGGTTCATACCATTCGTTTTCATTGCCTGAAAATTTTTGTTTTTCGTAATTTTTCATTTTAATGTGATTTGTTTTTTAATGTGCAATAATCGTGCCTACGCATCCCAATTAAAATCAGTAGTTTCCTTTGCCGCAGCCGCAACTGCTGTTTGAAATTCAGGGGAAAGAACATTGCCATTAGGGTTGTCCTTTTTCCATTGCTCTTCATACTTAGAAAACGTTTTCAGCCCAGCAGATCCACCCCCCGGATTATCATTGCCTCCGCGACCACCACGTGACTCTTCACCTATCCATTTACGCTCTTCAAACAGTTGGGTAATGGCATCCTTTTTAGCGATAGGCTTTTGCGTTTTAGTATCGCGCAATATTTCACCGTTGCGTTTAACAACTTCTGCACCATCTACTTCTTCAATTTGTAGGTTGGCGTTAATGGCAAGCAGATATTCACGGTCGGTAAGTACTGGCAATCGCTTTACAGGCAATGAGCTAATCAACTCAACATCCCGCAATGTGGCTTTGGTTGTGTTTTTCTCTGCCAGTACAGCCGCTTCAAGCGTTTCCTTATCCTTTATCAGCGCGTCAACCTGGCTTTGCAGTCCGGCATCCCCTTTACTAACCTTTGAATCAAGTGCAGCTATTACTTTCTCCGGATCTTTAACATCAACATCGGTTAAAGCGTATTTCTTTGCAATAGCCTTACCAGCAATCTCAATTCCTGCATCTTTTCCAGCTTTAAATATATCGGGTTTGGCGGCTGCAATTACTTGTGTGTCGCGGGTGGATAGTTCTTCTTCGGTGAGGTGGTTTATTTCGGGTATGGTGAAATCAACCTCGGCCTCATCTTTTACTGCGGCAATAAATTTCTCTACATCGAAACCTATTTTTTTTAAGCCGTCTTTTGTGGTTTTTTTAAGCATTGTCGTTGGGGGTTTTAAATGGGTTGTTGGTTGTCATTATCATTGGTTGGAATCCCTGCCCAAAAGTTAAGCCGGTATACCAAACCTTTATTTTTCTGGTCAATAGAATGTCTTTAATTTCAGCGTCTGTTAAATCAGCTTCAAAACAAACTGTCATTTCGCCATAAGGGTCCCGGTCTTTGCCGTCAACCTGCACGGGCTGTTTGTTTTCATCAACATCGCAATAGGCCGGTAATGTATTATACTCATCCTGATTTTCAGCAAGGTTAATATTTGCTTCTGGGAATGTTACTGCTTTCATCATGACACAATACCCAATTTAGATTTAACATCCTGTTTCCTGTTCACAATATTCCAGTACCCGCGTATTTGCTCTTCATACTGATCCAATGATAGCGCAATTTGGAATGGTTGCTCGCCTATGTAAATAAACATACCAACATCGGGCATATATCCCTCATGATATGCGGTTATAGCTACTGGTTGAAATTTACCGACTACAACTTTGCCCTCTTCACCATTTGCATATCCTACACAAACAGGTAACTCTAAATATGGCAATATCATACAGCTTCGGCGGTTTGTTTCTTCGGCTGAACCAAAAAATAATACTTACTATTCCTTGATTCGCTTGCGCCTGGTTTAGCATGCTTGTTATTTTCACGGGCTTGCATTACCGATACACGGGAGATCATTAGAGGACCGCCGCCGATAGCGCCATTGTTGATCTGCACACCGGTTTGATATTGCTCACGCTCCCCAGTATCTTCATTGATCCGCCATTTCATAGTTGGCTGAGCAAACCACACTTCATAATCGTACTTGTCATTCATAAATAACGACTGTTCAACTTCCTGGTACTTATTCCATGCCTCGCCATTTAGCGCCCGGTAGTTAAGTTCAGATAATTCTGTTAACTCTTCATTTGGTGAAGCTGGCACACTTTGCGCCTGTACTTCTTTTTTTGGTCTTGCCATTTTTGTTATTGGGGGTTTTTAATTTGTATTTCTTATTGTTTCTGTTATTCCTACAGTTGGCGGCACAAGACTATCGGCAGGCGCAACCATCTTAGTTTTTGAATACGTTACCAAATCAGCAATTAGTGCCTCTGTTTTAGTCACCAATAAATATGTATTATCTTTCATAGCCAACCATTCACTATAATACATTTTCATATAAAAATCAATTCTTGCGGGATTGCTTGCTTGCACTTGAACTAATGTTAAATGCACAAACGGCTCAACATCAATAAGTTTTAATTTAATAGATAACTCAATTGGGTCATCTTGATAAAGCGCATGATAGTATTTTCGTAAAATATCAAATAAAGCCGTTTGGGGCGCTCCTTTAGTTTTCATATCCAAATACTGCTCCATCAACTCATCGGGTGTTTCAAGAATGTAATAACGCCCATAAGTACGCGAACAGTTCTTAAATGATTTAAACATTTGCTTACCAATGTAGGCGCATAATGCATTTTCTGTCCCCTCTGCCCAATCTGCTGTTTTATTAAGCCTTGTATAAACCGGCTTTAAATCATTCAGTGTTTTAGTTGCAGTTTCTTTAAATGAATGTTTTGCGCCTACAGTAGGCCCGGTTGTTGATTGCTTATCATTTGTTCCCCAATAGGTATCGGTCATTTCTGCCTCAATGTCATTTAAGGACGTGTCTTGTTTGTTCCATGTATCAATTGGAGGTGTGATGTAACCGAAGTATTTAGCAGGATCAAAGGAGCCTACTTGGCCTTCTTTTGGTAATGGGAAACGTGCAACATCCGCAACGGTGGTTTTTAGTTTCTTACCAGTCCCCCTATCGGCGCCTAATGGCGTACAATCTGGGCACGCCTTTCCTGATAACATAGTGGTGCCATTACATGTTCCGCATGTCATTAATGGTTCATACGATTTAGGGAATCCACTAAACTTCTTTGATAAATCACGAATTGATCTATCCTGTAAAAATGTCGAGGCTAACTCAATAACCTTATCAAGCGGGGATAATAGTTGCGATGGTTCGCTGAAATCAATTAAATCAGATACCCGTATGCCAGGGAGTTCGTCAAATGCGATCGGTATGGAATGTATAATCTCTACTGAAGTTCCGTTGTTTTTAACAATTCTATCGTCTTTGTCATCAATAAACCTGAAGTATTGCGGGTTATATTTATCAACCCTCCTTTGTAAATCGCTGTCATTAGTTACTGATTGCCCTGCCTGTGTTAAGAATTGTGCAACTTCAGCGTTTTTTAATTTAAAGCAAATATATTCAAGTTTTCTGCCATTTGGTTGATAATCAAAAACGCAATCACTGCTTTTATAGGTGGGGTATGAGTTGCTCTTATTATCAACCTCGATAAAGAACACGCCCATAGGATCAACCCGATAAGCCTGCAATCCAAATTCATTGATCCATTTACGGATATTCATATTGAATCTAATTTTATCAAGCCTGGCATCAAGTTTCTGTGTTTGTTGCTCGTTTATGCCGGTATAAAATGATGAGCCGCCTTTAGCGGTAAATACCATTTGTTCGCGGGATAATATCCGTTCAAACAAATCCTTATTACTTGTGGCATTCTTATTTCTCACTTTAAAAACATCATCGCTTTCAAAATATTCATTACGGCTCATGGCATCTGATAACCCCTTCCCCAAAACATGCAGAGATAGCGTGTTTGAATAAGTTTGAGCACACTTGATTAAATCTTTATTAGGGTTGTTCTTAATAATATCTGAAACTTGCTCGTCGGTTATTGTTGCCATAATTTTAATAAAGGTAATTTATATTTTGGATATTGCAAAATTGTGTTAATATGCCTTCATTTCTCCGGCTCCGCGCTGATCTGCTATCAAATATCTGGCTGCATCAAGCGCGTGATTGAAGTCATCGATTGGATCATCGGTATAGTTCTTAAACTTATCCTGTGCATAAACATAGTTATTTATTTCTTCCCATAACATTTCATCCTCTTCAACTGCATACATCCGCATTGACTTCATTAGCGATATATGACCTGTAATATCTTTTGTTGGGCATTTAACAGCGTAAAAACCATTTGCCAATTCAGGATATTTCATATATTCATCATCCGAAAGATCTTGAAACCCATTAGCTAATTTTGATATGCTTATAGGGTCGGCATAATCACAAACAATTCTATCTGTCGGGTCAAATTTTAATGTGCTGTATAATTTTGCCAATGATAAAACATCCATAGGTAAGTAATTTAGCAACCTGATATAAACCGTATTGCCGTCAAATTTTGCTCCGATTAAAGCTGCTGGAGATGCTGTGCCAAAATCCTGCCCGTAGTATTCCTTGAATGGTAATAATAAATATTTAGCGAGTGGTATAGGTTTGACTTTGGTAAATATCTGACCTTTCCGCCCTGTTGATGCATAACCAAGTATGGCTGTCATGTAATGATGAAAATCATATAAATGATGTGTTGGATCCCCATACCCTTTATATCTTGCAATAATATTTGGCGTTAAAAATGGATTCATTGTGTAATCGGTTTGGATACAAACAAATCCAGGTATATCTTTTGGCGATAATTTAAAATACCCAGTTGGCTCGCCTTTATCATCCAGGACAGGAGTTGCATTGAATAGGCGCTTAACAATAAAGTGAGCCAAATTAGGAGTATTAAGCATGATAATTACGATACATCCCTCTTTTCTCAATCCATCCACAAACGTATCAAACATCTGTTTATCTCTAATATCTTCCCCCTCTTCAACAACTGCAATATCAATATCGCTCGGGCCTTTCATGTTAGCTGTTTTAACCAGGGACGTAGCGCGAAAGCCTTTGGTGTAAAGTAGTGTTTTGCCTGTTTTGCGATCTTTTAATTCGGTTTCGTTCTTAATACATTCCCGATCAAGCCTTCCGTGCTCGTTAGCTGTATCATAGCGCGTCCAAATCTCATTTAGGATAGTTTCTTTGATTAATGCCTGTTCGTCTCTTAGAATGACTGCGCGTTTCTTTTTTATTGTGGTTGAATAGGCGATGTATTTTGATACTTCGTAAGTCTTGGCACCTCCACGACCGCCTATGCATACAATTAGGTTGGTTTCTGGTGGTGGATTATATAGTATGTCATATTGGGGAAGTCGCTCTACTTGTACAGGCATATTATTTAAATATTACCGGTTCATTTGCTAAATTAAGCGCCCCGGATATATCTAATTCAGTTTTCTCAATATATCCTCGTTTTTTGCCTTTAGTTTTAAGGTAGAAAATTATTGCGGTATCACTTGGTGGTAGTGTGTATGTAATAGTCTCACCATCTTTTTCCTTATCAAGCATAGTTATGCCATTAATTTTTTCCATTAATTTAGATTCTACAAAATCAATAGCTATATCTTGAATATCATCAACGGCAATTTTAAATTCAGGATCGGTATTATAGTAGTTATAATAGGTTGAACGGGGGCACCCTATTGAAGCACAGGCACTTGTAACTATACCTTTGTGATTTTCAAGTGATTCCAATATTTCTTTTTTATAATCGTCCATTTGTCCAAATTTACTTATACTATTTTACATTAACAAATCTGCCTTTTTTGTTAACCATTTTTTTCCAAATCATAATTTAAAAAGAAAATAATTGATGAGATGGGTTGTTGGTTCGACTATGTTTGCTATGTGATATTTTGCTTACTAAAAAACTCATCCGCTTTTTTATCAACTTCGCCTTTCGCCTTATCGACCCATTTTTTACCAAAGCAAGTCTGTTCAACGCATTTTCCGGCCATGTAAGCTATTATTGTCTGCTGTATATGAGTTAGTCCCAGCCCAAACACAACAGCGCATCCTTGGGCGCGTAGATATTCGTGGTATTGAAATTGATTGCATAGATGTTCGGAGTATAACAAGGTAATACCATCTTTGCGGAAAACTTTGTCTTTGCTTAACTTGGTTTCGATGTAGAGACATGAATATAACCTTGTTTTATGTATGATGTGAATATCGGGATAGCCTGATCCTGATTGCTGTGATGAAAATTGCTCTTTGATATATGATGGGCAATATTGATCTGCGAAATAATCGGTGCGAAAATGGGTGCCAGGATATTCTTTTCGAATCCATTTTACTACGTAGGATTGGAGTTGTGATTCTTTGGCGAAGTATAGGGGTTGATTATTATTCATAATCTTCTTTTTGGTTATCTATAAACGCTTTCAAAACTATTGCGTTTGGTGATTGAAAAACAGAGCATACCACTCCGCAATTTATATTTTCGCTTATTATTTCTACTTGCTGTTTTTTATCTTTGGCTAACTGTAGCTTATCGATTAGTTGTTGCACTGTCATTTTAATCAGTTATTACTAAATAAAATTCATCCTCATTATTATGATAGGCTATGTGATCTATATTATAAAAATCATGGCACTCACCATTTTTAATATAAACTATAAGCTCATCCTGTTTGTCTTTTATAGATTCTAATTGATCTATTAACTGTTGTATTTTCATTTTAAATTGTCTTTATATCTTTCTTCAATTTCTTTTCTACTGTTTGGAAATAATCTCCATATTATCCGATCCCGGGTTGTTAAATATTCCATTAGTCAAGGGGGATGAATATAAGGCATCTTCGGTTTCGGCTTGGCTTTATATTTTGGTTCGTCCGGTTTATCTGTTACCATATCACCCGCACTGTTTAATCTAGTGGTTGGTTTTGCGTATTTTTTGTATGATTTTGCCATTTTAAATAGTTTTAGTCTAAAAAAATTACAAAGTTTTAAGAAAAATTACAAAGTTGAAGGGAAAAATTACAAAGTTTGGTCAAAAAATTACAAAGTTGAAAAACGTAACTAATTGATAATAAACAAACTATGCTAAAAATTACTAAAATTACTAACATTTTATATATTTTACGTGCGCGATATATTTCATATAAATAGTAGTAAAAACTTTGTAATTTTTGTAATATTGACAATAAGTAACTAAATATCAATAAGTTAACGAAAAAAACTTTGTAATTTATTTGTAATTGTTTGTAATTTTTCATCTCAACTTTGTAATTTATTAAAGGTGTAATACCTAATTGAATTGTAAACATATGCTTTATCAGGCATAGAGTACCCTTTATATAAGGCATAAATTCTCATCCATTTAGACAACTTTTGCTTACTGAAAAACTTATCTTTTAAATATTCAGGATATTCTTTTACAAAATCTGAATATACGTCAGCTATTGCCATTGTTAACAATTCCTTACCCTCCATAAATTCTATGAAATCATAATTTGTTTCTGTCATTAAACGCTTCTCCGGCAGGTTAATCAAAACCTGGGTAACCAGTCCGTTGTTTAAATAATATTGGCAGCATTCCATTATAAATGAATCAAACGCTAAAAATTCGTGTTGCCTCCAATCAATGAACATCATTTTTTTAAATTCATCAAATGGTGTTCGCTTCTTGTTATAATATTGGCTAATCTCCAATTCAAAACGCCTACGTTCATGAGAGTTGCCCACTCCTCGAATGGCATAATTGGTTGTGATAACTATTTTTGGTGTTTCATTAAAAGGATAATGTATCGCTTGGAGCCCTTTCTTTTCAACTGTTATTCCATCAGTTAAAACACTGAACAGGCGCTCAAAATCGAATGATTTGTTTACGTCTTGGAATGACATTAGTTTAGTATCGCTATTTACCGATTGATAAACAAAACCTTTGTCGAAATTAAATGTTTTACCCTCAATTGTAACGGTAGTTAAAAATTGCTCAACCGCCTTTATTAAAATTCCCTTACCTGTACCACCCTCCGGATGATCGCTAATAACCTCGTCATTTAATATGATTGCTGGGCAATATGCTGGGTTTTTAAAGTTATGAATTAGGAAACCAATTACACTGCAAACCGAAGCATATCTGTCCGGATCTTGATTTGATATATTGAAAGCAAACTTTTTAAAATCACTTTGCATTTCAGGGCCATAGACAATATCATAATCACGCTGCAAAATTTGCGATTCCCAAATATATCCATCAAGCTCCGTATATGGGTGGGTGGTAATTTTTTTACCGGTTATTTTTACTATGCAATTTTGATAGTATATCTGCATTGCATCTTTTCTATCGCGCCTAAACTCAACCTGTTTTGCTGGTAGCGTTTCCAAAAATTCCTCATTGACTGCTTTTGCAATATCCTTTAGCGCGAATTGGTGTATATGTTCAGGACATTCATCTATATTTAGCAGGAAGTTCAAAATTTCATCCTTAAGTTCTTTTTTGCCAACTTGTTTAACGATATTATCAATTATTCTTATTGGAAAAAATTTATCAATACTCGTTCTGTAAATGAAATATCCCCTAGTTGTAAAAAAGGCAGTTAGCTTAACATAATCAAACTCCCATCCCCCGTTTTGTTTAGGTTTATATAATGTAAAATGAGGGAAGTCCTTTTCGGATGCAATATGAGCAATTGAAAGTTTATTACCCATATTATTTAAAATTTTAAGGTTGCGAATTTATCCGTTTTACGATAGGCATTATTCAATACCTTTTCAATCTCAACTAATTGGAAATCTTCTTGCTGAAAAGCTGATATTATTTGATGTGCATAATCCTTTGAAATACCATAATCATTAAATGCAGCACAAAGTTTAAACACATTAGCGTTACGACCTCCGGAATACAGGCCATATTTCCTATTCCACCACTTTAATAAATTAGCTGCTGTTTTTTGCTCGTCTAAATTGGTAATATTATAAATAGCCGACACCGGAGTGTATTCTTTGGCTTTATCCCAAGTTGTAGAGTTTTGGTTGATGGTTAAGTATGGATCATAACTTTCAAAACATATACGGCATACATCAGAAACACTTTTATCGAAATATTCACATTTGTAATAATCTTTTAAAGCCTCAAAATATCGTTTATGATTTTCTAAAATAGGAGGGATCTTAACAACGCATTTTAACCCGCATCCAGAAGGGGAAAGGAAAACGCAATATGTATATTCATTAGCCTCTAATGTATCTTTCCACATCAACAATGTTTCACTATCAGGGAATTTATCAAAATCCAGGCATATAAAACCAGAATGTTGAATTATGCTTTTTGCTTCTCTTTTTGAAAAAGTGCCACTAAACAATATAGAGGGAAGTTTGAGTTTTAAATCTTTATTACCAGTTATACGTATTCGGTCTATAAGTTCTTGCGATGACCCTGTTTTAATTCTGTTTAAAATATGATTAATATGCCTGTGATAAGGGTTTTCCGTATCGGCAAATTTAGGGAATATTGTTACCATAAAATTATAAAAGGGCCGTCAGTGTGATGCTTTACTGAACCGGCCCAATTAATATTGTCAGATATAAATTCAATGCAAATATAACGCATCACTGTTAATTTTTGCTTTGATAATTATTATGTATAAATATACCTAATTTACCTTTCTTTTCACAAACTTTATTTCTTAAATGAGGGGTTCATAAGAAATTTCTTTTTGGGTGTGGCTTTTTATAGCCAACCATCCCTGTTTGTTGAAGTCGGTATATCCTCATTCTGGTAGATGTATATGATCTATCTAGTTTTAAAGATATATCATATAAATTCATATCCTTAAAATTGTCAATAATAAATTGATCATCCTCTTTTCGATAATGGAATATCTTTCTTTCGTGTTTTGGCTTGCAAAAACTATATCTTGTTTTTTTTATCTGTTCACATTCAATCATATTTGCCAGCCTCAACCTGCCGCCATTAACAGCAATAAAAGCCTGTATATCAAAAAATAACTGCGTTTTTGGTTCGCTTAATCCGGGGAATATTTGTGGTGTCATTGCATTTCTATTAATAATCAACTAAACATTAACATTTGCCTTTTGCCAGCCTCAACAGCAACCTCTTGCGCCTTGCAGTTTTTAATATGAATATTAAAGTACGATTCCTTTAATTCATTTGCAATAGCCTTTCGCCCCATTTCAAGCCATTTAAAAGGCTCTGAACCTATGCCTCCAAATGGAGTATAACAAAGGTCGCCAGGATTGCTCCATAACAATGTAGCCCTACCTATAGTGTCCAATGATAAAGGGCATATGTGAGCTTCATCATCAGCATCTTTTGAGCCTTTTAAATTGAGTGTTTCACTAAAGTTAACATCAAACCAAACCGGTGATGCTATTTTTTGCCACATGTCAACGTTCATGAAGTTTGGGCCGTTAGGGTCAGTATCCTGGTGCTTAACCGGGTTTTCATGTTCGCCTGGTTTACGAAAAACTAATAAATAATCAGGTAAACCAACTCGGCTCATTCCAGCGTCTTTTTTAATTTGAGCATGTAATAAACCTAATGCATGTGTCCGCGTCATTTCAATAACAGGGTTTTTCCATAGCGTAACGCGGGAATGGTAAATAAACCCGGCATCAATAAAAGTATCAAGTATCATTCCACTGAAGTCGCGTAATCCGATATATCCCTCTTTACCCTTTTGAATTGGCAAATCCTGGCAGTGAACAACAACATTACGCCCGGCTTGCATCTTGTTAAATAAAGGCGCAACCATATATTGAAATTCCTGTTTAAATTTATTAAAGTCTTTATTATTACCCATGTCTTCATCATGGTTTGAATATACATATAATGTAGGGAAGGGCGGAGAAAACATTGAAAATCCGATTGAATTATCGGCTAAATTATTGATTAATTTCACGCAGTTTCCGCGGTAAACTTCAAAGTTTTTACCTTTGTACGATTGCATTTGCTCTTTTGGTTCTTCGCCTTTTTCAATTGCCATTTGCTTTAGATGGGCTTTGGTCATACCTTTTTGCATTTCAATATGGTTTTTAATTTTTTTGTTAATTGATTGAATAACGTTCTGCATCGTGTCTGTAGTAATAATCCAAAGATTAACATCATGCTTTTGACCGAAACGATAATGTCGCCTTATTAGCTGGTATATTTCTTCAAAACCAAATCCAACAGTAGCTGCGATTGCGTTGTGGCAGTTTTGCCAGTTCAAGCCGAAACTAGCTATCTTACTTTTGGTTATAATGAATTGAAACTCATCTTTACCGAATGCTAATAGCATTTTCTTTTTATATTCAGGTTTGTGTTCGCCAGATACTTCTATAGCATCTGGTAGTAATTTGCGTAACGATTCACCCTCCGCCTTGTGTTTAATCCAAATTGAAAATGCTTCGCCCGGTTTAGTATCTATAATTTCTTTAACCATTTCCAGACGCGGCACAACCGTCAAACGAAACTCACTATTAATATTAGTCGCACTAACAGCGGTATCATTGAATATTTTACCATTATCCCGTTTTGGGGTTTTGATTTGTTTCTCAATAAAATTAAGCGCTGGTAAATCATATCCAGTTGCTGAAAAACCAATATCGGCAGGGTTGCTAAGCATAATAGCCCATGAATTAACCCATTCATAAAAACGCTGTTTAGCATGTCCTTTAATTTTCCACTTTGAAGTGTCACTACCATCATGCGTAAAGAACATAGCCAGCATTTCATTATATGGCATAATATTTAAAAATTCGCTATGGTTACCTAATTCCATTGGATCATTAGGAGAGGGTGTTGCGGTGGTGCAAAGTTTGAATTGATGGTTTTCAAAGCCTTTGATTAATTTGTTACGATACGCGCCAGTTTCGTTTTTCAGAATGGAACTTTCATCCAGCCATATAGCGCCGTAATCATCGGGGTTAATATTGTCGAGTTGTTCGTAATTTGTAATTTGAAAGGGGTAATCAGAGCCTTTTTTTGCTTCGCGAATATCGTAACCAAATCTAACACCCTCTTGAATTGTTTGATCAACCACAGCCAGCGGAGCAACTGAAATACAAGGCCGTTGTATGTGATTGGTTATTTTTGTCACCCACTCGGATCCCTGAAATGTTTTACCAAGACCACAATCTTCAAATAAGGCGTATCGCCCATGTCTTAACGCTAATCGGGTACAGTATTTTTGAAAATCAAAAAGCAATCCGTGTAGCGCATTTTCTTCAACTTCAAATCCAGATAATTTGGGCTTAATTCTTTTTTGTTCGATTAATTGTTCGTAAGATAATTTTTCCATAAAATAAAGAAGTCCTAACTGGGTTAGCCGTTGCAGAGCCTCCCCAATTAGGACGTTTAATGTTTTCTGTTCAGCCTGCAACGCTGATAAACAAATATACAACTAAATTACTACACTTTCAGCGGCATTATACTTACAAAATTTTCATTTTCCAGATCTTCTTTTATAAGCATTGCGGTTTCCTGGTTACTATATAAAAAAGTCACGTTTTCACTATCCATGTGAGATAAAGCTGCTATAAGTTCACCACCGTTAATATTGATATTAATCATTAAGTCGGTAGTCATATTAGCGTTAATGGTTTCCTTTGCCGATTGCTTCATGTTCATATCTGATGATTGAACCTCAAATTTACCAGCCGAAGCATAAATAGAAACGATCTTAATTTTGATAGGAGAGAACTTAATAACTCGCTTTAATGAACTTACTAATTCGGCCCGGTTCACAGTGCACATAATATCATTTTTAGGCACGATTGATCGCCAATCAGGATATTTGTCATCGATAAGCATTGATTTTATTATCAATCCATTTTCAAACTCGAAACCAATGCTTTTATCCGAATACTTAATAGTGCATTCAGATTGAAATGTGAGACTAGCTAAAACGTCTGTTACATGCTTTGGCATTAATAAACCACCTGGTTTAAATTTGCCAGGCACATTGAATGCCGATAATAGCACTAAGTTACACGCCACAAATGTCGCATTATCCTTTGCGAAATCAACTTGCAATCCTGTAAACTTTAAATTCGTTTCATCTAAATATCTGGCATAAGCAGTTGAATAAATTGCCTCAAACAAATCAGCGGATTGCATTTTTGCTTCTTTATCGGTATCGATGATAATTTTCGGAAAGTCGCCCCCTGGTTCAATTGGCATCTCACATGTGCCTGAATTGTGAATGATGGTAACTATACCACCATCGATATTAAAGGTTACAGACTGACCTGCCAATGATGAAATAGTTTCGATTAATAACCCTGACTGAATGATACCATCGTTGTTTTCGGTAGCCTCACATGGTATTGTAGTTTGCATTGAAACTTGCATATTACAACTCGATAATTCGAGCTGATTGCCATCTGTTTTAAACCTGATGCATGAAGCTGCCGGAATAATATTATTTTGACTAACCGCCTTTGATATTAGTTTCAAGGCTTCGGATAATTGGGATTGTTGGATTTTAATTTGCATCTACATGAAGTTATAAGAGCGGTTACGTAATTCGTTAAATGTTTCGGTAAAATCTGCCAATGTTTTACAGTCGCTGAATTTTTCAACAACAAAGTCATGGTTTGATTTTTCAAATTCGCGATCAAGAGATTGTTTATATTCCTCTTCGCCATCAATTTTACCCTGTTTAATTCCGGCATCGTATGCGGCAGAATCAATATCGCTTATTATTTTCTCGAACGCAACTAATGATGCGCCCCTTATTTCTGTTTTCATTTCTTCTCCTTTAATTTACTTAATTTTTTCTCAAAATCATTATCCGAATGATAGATAACCATATCGTGATCGATCTTACCATTCTGGCCTGTGAAATCCCGGCGTTGCTCATTATACGTCATGCCTAAGTTGAGCAGGGCTTGTATGCGTTGATGGGTGGTCATGGTTATGCTGCTTGTGAAAATTTAACCGTTAATAATTCGTGTAGTTCATTCAAATAAGCCCTGGCTGCAATGATCTTTTTCTTTAATAGTTCAATATCTTCCTCGCGGCGTTCGATTGAATATTCAAGCAATTTTTCATTTAGCGGAATATCGTCATAAAGCATTGATTTTTCCAATTCATTACAGGCATCAATGAAATTTGAGTTATCATTTTCGGGCTGACCCAACTTATACCACAATGATCGTTTTTCAGCCTCTATAAGCGGGGTTGGTGTATTTACAAGGCAATATGCCAAGTTAAATCTTTTTGCTCCTGTAAGCCACATATAGCCTACACCCTGCCAATAATAAAGCGTATTTATATCTTTGGTAAATGTCCGCAAAAATGTGTAAATATTCCAAGAACATTTAATATCCGGTATTTCATCCGCTTCGTGGATTGACTTTCCGATAAAACTATCAGGTGTTCCTTTAATAAAAAGGTTTTTAAGGTGCGTTTCATTCTTTCGGAAAAATACCTTTTTTATGCGGCTATAAATGGTTATTCCATCCTCTTCAACAGTTAATCCTTTTTCAACATACTTATTGGTAATATCTGTTTTTCGCCCATATTTTTCAGATATATAAATATCCATCAAATGTGTTTTTGCCCCGATGGATAACTGAACATCATCCTTATGTTTTTCTGCGTAGTCCATAGCCATCCATTCACGATCAACAGCGGCCTTTTTGTTTTCCCAAGACTTCATTATGACAAGTCCCGTCTTTTTATCGTATTTAGGCAGCGCATCCAATTCAGTAACCCTCTGATCGTATTTAGCTTTTGAAGCTAAATAAATATCGAGATTTGTTTTGCCATCCGGCTTTTCCATCAGATGCCCCAGCGCGGAGCATCTGAATAAATAATTATCAAACTTCATATAATGATTATGACAAGGCGTTTAACTGTTGGTTATACAAATCGTTTTGCACATCATTTGAAATACTATCTCGTAGTTTTTCAAGTTCAGCAACTGTTTTACAATCATCAACCATCAGGCCGAAACGTTTATTTTCAGGATCTTCAATTTGCAAGGGCTCAACGTCTGAATAATCAATATCCTGCGTGTCAGCATCTTTGATAACTGCCTGGTCTGTTTTCATGGCAGTTTGCATCTCGATTGATAACGGCCCCCATTTGGATAGCGTGTTTTTCAAAACGGTTTTTTTAGCCATCTCATGAAATTGATCAACGTCTTTCCATGGGGATTTCCCGTATTGTGATGAAAAAGCCTTTGAGTATTTTTGAGCGTGCGCGGTTACTTTTGCTTTACTCCAATAAACAGTTTTTTCAAAGCCGTTAAGAAGTTTAAAGTAAGCTACATATCCAACAATGTCGCCTTCCCCATCAATACTAAAGTCAGCATCTAGCTCCTCGGTAAGTGTATTGTAAGATTTGAATTGATTTTGAAACACCTCCACAACATTGATTTTAAGGTATTGTCCGGATCGTTGTGCAAGCTGCACAAATCCGCGCCATCCGACCTGGAATTGCCCCTGTGTTATTTTCTGCCAATTGCCGTCTTTATCCTTTATCGAATTATCATAAGGTATAATGTAAGCAAATCCTAAGTTTGCATTAATTGGTAAATCAAGTGTTGCTGCTATCATTGCAGCCTGTAGTATACTGTTTGGATCTGCTTTTGCAAGTGATGAATTTTGCGCAGTACATTGCAGCACGGAAGCGATAAAGCCAACTGATTTTTTACCCAATATTTCAGCGAAACGGGTTTTTACATTATCCTGATTGAATAATGATTTTGCTGTTTTTGGCTCAACGGGTGCAGGAGTCTGATTTTGTGCGGGTTGAACCGCTGTGTTTGTTTTTGACATATGATTTTTATTTTAAATTCTTACTCTGCTCCTTTATTTCATCTAACACCCCATTAAGCAACTCCTGAACTTTACTACCGATCTTTTTAGCCTCCGGAGTTTTAAATTCAGGGATAGCGATATTTTTAATAGCCAGGTCAAGCGCGTTTATTTTGTCTTTGTCCGGTGCGATAAGGGCCTGTTTTTCTGCTGCTATTTTTTCATTAGCAATTCGAATTTCTTCATCTTTTTTGACCTTTAATTCAGCGGCAAGTTTATCGGATGCAGCTTTTTGATCTGCTAATAATTTGGCTTGTTTGTCAGATTCGATTTTGGCAAGTCGTTGTTGTTCGGCAAGTTTGGCGGCGTTTTCAGCGCGTTGTTTTTCAGCCAAATCATTAGCGGCTTTTAATTCAGCGGCGTGGCGCTTCTCTTCGGCTTCCATTGCATTGCGCTCAATAATCCAATCATTAATACGCTTAACAGTGGTTGCAAATTCATCAGGTGTGCTTTTAAATAGATCTGAATATCCTATAGTCCAGCTGCCTTGTTTTGACCAAAGGTCACCCCCTTCATCTTCGGTAAATCCATCCTGTAAAAGTTGCTCGATATAAATAGCGGCTTGTTTGTGAGCAGCCTCAATTTCGGCTTTCTTTTCGTTTTCAATCCTTTCAAGCTCAATTCGGATACGTTCCGCTTCAACACGTTCAGCCTCTAACCTTTCGCGCTCTTTTTGTTCATCAGCTAACCTTTTCTCTTCCGCCAACCTTTCAGCCTCAACACGTTCTCTTTCCGCCTTAGCCTCGACCTCTTGCCTGGTAGTAAATAGCAATGATTCATTAGCAAGCAACCGATCAAACTGTTCATCCGTCATTATATTCAATGGAAGATAAGTAGTATCAGTCCCGAAAGGCAATAGTAATTCAATGCGGCCCGCTGCAACTTCTGTTTTACGTTTTTCCTCTAACCGTTCCTGGTGCTTCTCAATTGCTTCAGCCTCTAATTCAGATAGCTTAGATGAATTTTCAACCAAATTATACAGGTTATCGATCAGCTTGCCTTTAACAATTACCCCGGCTTTACATTCGGTGTGAACTATATCCATCCCGTTTTTACCTCGATTAGCGACAAGTTTTAGCCGGTATTCACGCGCTAATTTTGCATCCACTTCGGTCGGATTAGTTTTCTCAATCTTGGCGATTAATTGCGCGTATTCGTTTACCGTAGCCATGTACGGAGCAAACTTAATCGCTATGCCTTGCGCCTCCGTAATTACCAAGCCTGATTTTTCGGCTATGGTTTGCAGTTCGTTGGGAATGACCTCGGGGTGCGTTAGTTGGATTTCGGTGGTTGGTTTTTCCATTATTTTAATTGATTTAATAATTCCATTAATCCGCGACCGTCTTTTATAGATTTGCCGCTATGCCATCCAGTGAAAGGAAAGAAAGTAACGCGTGATCCTTTCCAATAAAACCAAATTTCTTTTTCATCCTAGTATTCAAGTTTTACACCTCTTTTTTCAAATTGATTTATTGCAAACTTTATCCTATCGGACTGAATCATATCGCGTAAATCTTTGCTTTGTTGGCGATGTGCGCTCATTACTGAAGTGATTTGTAAGCGGTGTATATTTCTTCAATTAAATATGCTGACAACTGACAAATATGACCTGAGAACTCAACAGCATCTTTAGTAACGGTCGCAGTTTCTTTTGCGCATGGCTCCATATCTATCATTATTTCCTCAGGCAGCAATTCTATGCCAACTATTGAGGCAAATTGGTGGAAGTTAAGAATAGTATATTTATTTAATTCATGTTCGGAATAAATAGAATTAAAATTATTTTCATATCCTACTGCCAAGCATGAATTATAATCTAATTCATGCAACTCGCAATTACTACCAGGGTAAAATCCCCTATCTCTGTAATGTTGCATTAATATCCTAAATTGTCGCTCATTCTTAATCTTAATTGCTATTTTCTTTTCCATATTATTTCAACTTTTTATTTTCCATATGAATATACTCATACCATTTGTTCAGCCCGTCTGTTAATTTTTTCGGGCATGTTTGTGGCCTATATGTCGGAGGCGTTATGGTGTGTTGGATGCTGCGGTGTTTCATACTTTATATTTAATTCCTTTTTGATGTAAAATCCAGGTCTCAACTTCAGCCTGTTTAGTTGCCGGATTATAACCGAAAAAATAAGTTTCAGGTATCCAGTAATCACCCTGATCTTTTACCTTGAAAAGACGCGCTTTGCCTGATTCTGATTTTTCAGGCTTTTCGAGTAGGGTTATTTTGGCTATTTCGGGCATTACTTCTCATTTAAATTTTCACTTTGTTCGGTGTTTTCATCTTGAGATTGAAAAGCATGCTCAATGTCAAACTTAATAGCAACTATAGTTATAATAGCTAAATAAGCCCGAGCAAATACATTATTGCCGTGTGTTGTTATTACTTGATCTTTGAATTGAGTTAAAGTGCCTTGAAAGCATCCGCAAGTTACTTGTATTATATCCTTTGTTTCGGTTCGATAAAATGTAGTGGTTCTGTTTTCTGATCCGAAATTTTGAAAGCAACAATAATCATTATTTGATTGCACCCATGCATCGCCGTAAACCTGCGCATTGCCGGAAACCCATGCATCGCCGGAAACCTGCGCATCGCCGGAAACCCGCGCATCGCCGTAAACCTGCGCATTGCCGGAAACCCATGCATCGCCGTAAACCTGCGCATTGCCGGAAACCCATGCATCGCCGGAAACCCATGCATCGCCGTAAACCTGCGCATTGCCGGAAACCCATGCATCGCCGGAAACCCGCGCATCGCCGTT